CGCGTGGTGGCGGTCAATAACGCAGGGCTATCGCTCGCGCCTTGGGCCGATGTTCTGTATTTCAGCGATAAGCAGTGGCATGACTGGAACGCCTCGCAGCTTTACAAATACCGGGGTCCGCTTGTCATTTCTCGCTCTCCCGTTGACGACTCTCGCGTTCGGCTGATCGGCCGGAGTCTGCGGATGGCTCTTTCGCACAAGCCGGACATTCTCGCTGGCGTATGCGGCGGCGCGAACTCGATCAATCTGGCGTTTCTGCGTGGGGCCGGAACGATAATCCTTCTCGGCTTCGATATGCGGCCGGGGAATTGGCATAACGAGCACAAGAAGCCGCCGCGCCCGAACTGCCACGCGCTCGAATTCATACCGAGCCTTAACCGTATGGCACCGGAACTGGCGCAGGCTGGTCGCCGCGTGATAAACGCAACGCCGGGTAGCGCTTTGACGTGCTTCCCGATTGTGGAGCCGGAGCAAGCGCTTGATGAAATCATTTAGCGGGAAGCCTTTCCCGCAGCACGAGACGGAAATCACCACGCTTAGGCGGCTAATGGTGTCGATGGATTGTCAGTCCTATCTTGAGATTGGTGCGCGGTACGGCGACTCGTTTCATTTTCTCGCGAGCGCTTTACCGAAAGCGAGCAGGGCTGTTGCCGTCGATATGCCCGGCGGCCCGTGGGGAAAGGGCGAAAGCCTGCCGTTTCTGCGTAAAGCCGAGGCTTCTTTGAATCGGTCGGCCATCCGCGCAAGTCTGATTCTTGGCGATAGCCGCGATCCGCAGGTGATTGTCGAAACCGCCCAGCGCGGGCCATTCGACGCCGTTTTTATTGATGGCGATCATTCGCCAGAGGGCGTTCGTGCCGATTGGGAGAACTATGGGCCGCTAGGAGTGAAGATTGTTGCCTTCCACGACATTGTTGCCGATCAGAGGGCCGGTAAGCGCGGCGGGAAGTTCGGGGTCGGCGCTCTATGGCGCGAACTCAAGGAGGAGCACTCCTACGTTGAGATCGCAGGAAAGGACAGTCCTATGGGTATTGGGGTGATTCTTCTATGAGTGCCCGCGAGCGTCTTCTTGCAAAAACCATGGCTGAGGTTCGAGCCGATCATCGGCACCGTTATGAGTGGGTATCGAAGATGGTGGCCGGTCGTTTTGTAATCGACGCGGCCTGCGGCTGCGGGTACGGGTCGGCAATCCTTTCAGACGCAGGGTGCCGGGTTCTAGGTCTCGATTATTCGCAGGAGGCTATCGACTTCGCCGAGAAAAACTGGCGGCGGCCCCGCGTGGAGTTTCGGCAAGCGGACCTCATGTATGCCGAACTGCCGCGAGCGGATGCTGCGGTTAGTTTCGAGACAATCGAGCATCTAAAGCGGCCGAAACTGTTTCTGCGGGAGCTTTCGCTGCGGCGTATCCCTCGCCTATTCGTTTCGGTGCCGAACGAGGATGAATTCCCGTTCGCGACGGCTGGAAACCGCTTCCACTTTCGGCACTACACCGCGCGGCAGTTGCAAAAGCGGCTTCTGGAATGCGGGTGGGACATTATCGGCTGGTATGGGCAGGCCGGTAAGCAGTCCCCGGTAACAGAGGGTGCTCACGGACGGACGATTATTGCTGAGGCGGTGCTGGCATGAAAATCCACGTCTATAAGCGAAACCTGAAAAGCGGCGCAGTGTCGCCTCACATTCTGGCGGCAATCGAAGGTTTCAAGCGGCACGGTCTTTCCCCGATTATCAAAATGCCGGGAGCGCCGGAGCCTTGCGACCTTGCGGTCATGTGGGGCGTGAAGAAAAAGCCGGAAATGTCTTCCGGCCAGCGCGCGCTCATTCTGGAGCGTGGCTATATCGGTGATAGGTTTTCATGGACCTCGATGGGGTTCGACGGGCTCAACGGCCTAGCGGATTTTTGCAATAGCAATTCGCCCGCATGGCGCTTCAATGAGCTTTTCAGCAAGCACCTAAAGCCGTGGCGCGGGCACGAGGGCGATTACGTCCTCGTCATGGGGCAGGTGGACGGTGACGCCTCGCTCGCGAATGTAAGAATTAACGACTGGTATCGAACGGTGGCGCTCAAGCTGAAACACGCGGGCATCCCGGCGTATTTTCGCAACCACCAGCTGAATCGCTATCGCCCATCCATTCCGAACCTGCCGAGCATAAGCCCGGACGTTTCGCTTGAAGAGTCGATGCGCTACGCAAGCTGGGTGGTGACGTACAATTCCAATTCCGGCGTTGACGCGATCATGTCCGGCATCCCTGCCGTATCTTCGGACGAAGGGTCGATGATTTGGAATATCGGCGGCAGGAATCCAGTTTTGCGACCGCAGATGCTTGACCGCACTCAATGGGCGCGCAATCTTGCCTTCTGCCAGTGGTCCTTGGACGAAATTCGCAAGGGAATTGCGTGGGACCATTTGAAAGTCGGCATGGAAAAGGTTTCCTCGAATGCGGTTTCAGTTTCAGGATAGCGCGGAGCTTATCGACGGCGGCCTGCGTGAGACTGCGAGCGGGTTTCTTGTCGGCACGGCGCGCGTGGCGCGCGCGGGTAATATCCAGATTTACGGCGGCGATGAGGTAGGGCGGCCTGACCTTCGGGTCGTTCGCGTCTATCGGCCAGCCGAGGAAGTCTTTTCACGCGATACCATGCGTTCGGTCGCGCATCAGCCGATCACGCTCGATCATCCTTCCGAGGCTGTCGATTCCGGGAATTGGCGAGCGCATGCGCGCGGGCACATGGGCGACGAGGTTGCGAGGGATGGCGATTTTATCCGCGTTCCGCTTGTGCTCATGGATTCGGGTGCTATAGGCGAATATCAGCGCGGCAAGCGGGAATTGTCCCTCGGTTACACCTGTGACCTGAAATGGGAGCCCGGCAAGACCGCAGACGGCAAGGAATACGACGCGGTGCAGAGCAATATCCGCGTCAACCACCTCGCGATTGTCGGAGCCGCGCGAGGCGGGCCTGAACTCAAACTAGGCGACCGAGAGGATTCGGAAATGACCGTCGAAAACAAGCGCACCGTAACGATTGATGGCATCAGCTACGCGCTGACCGATCAGGGCGCGCAGCTTGTCGAGAACTTGCAGCGCAAGGTTACGGACGCGCAGGCGGCCACGACCGCAGCGGAAACGAAGGCGACGGAAGCCGCGACGAAACTCGCGGACGCGCTCAAGCAGGTCGCTACGCTGGAAGCCGAGAAGGCGACCCTCGCGGCGCAGCTTTCGGACGCGACCAAGCCCGACGCACTTGCGAAGGCGGCCAAGGATGCTGCCGAACTGCGCGACACCGCGAAGAAGCTCGCCCCGTCGCTCAATCTCGACGGCAAGAGCGTTGCGGAAGTTCATAAGGCGGTCGTTGACCACAAGCTGGGCGATGCGGCTGCGAAGTTCACCGCTGACCAGTATGCGGCCTCGTTCGCGACTTTCGCGAAGGGCGTCACGGCTGGCGATGGCGGTCTCGGGGTCGCTCTCGGCGGCGCGGTATCGACCGGCGATGCAGCGGCGCAGCGGCAGAAGGCGATTGCCGGCCGGAATCAGCGCTTGCAGGATGCTTGGAAACAGCCGCAGGGCGCGGCGTAATCGAAGAAAAACGGTCAACACGAGGAGCCTACAATGGCAGTCGTTCAGAACAGCTATTCGGAGAATATCGGCGTCGGCCGTGCAGGTATGGTTGCGACCATGAATGCGTGGGACGGCGACACGCGCATTTGCGAGACGGCGGCAGGCATCGGCTTTGGCCTCGCTTGCGGCAAGGGCACTGACGACAAGGGGTGCATCCTTGGGGCCGCCGCTGCATCGGGTTTCCGTGGGATTTCGATCCGCGACGTGACGCTCGAATCTTCGCAGTCCGACAAATACGCCCGCTATCAGAACATCGCACTTCTGACCAAAGGCGTGATTTGGGTCACGGTCGGCGGCAATGTGCAGGAAGGTCAGGACGCCACGTTCGACTCGACCACTGGCGTTCTTTCTTCGGCTGCGACCTCCGGCACTCAGTTCCAGATTCCGGGCGCGGTCTGGCTGGATACGGTCACGAATGGCGGGCTTGCCCGCTTGAAGCTCACCGGCCAGATGACTCCGGCAACGTAATTCGGCCCGGCGGCATTGCGCCGCCGGTTAATTCCCGGCCCGTCGCGAGACGCGCCTCGCTCTTGAGAGAGGAAAGACCATGCGTTTGAATGACGCGCACATGCTGAACGATCAGGAAGCGATGGGCTTCCTCGTCTCGCAGACGGCCTATATTGAGTCTCAGGTTTATGAGATTCAGTATCCTGATATTCAGTATCCGAATATCATCCCCGTTGACACCTCGGCCCCGGAATGGATCAACGCCATTACGTTCTTCTCGGTCGATAAGGTTGGCGAGGCTGACTGGTTCTCGCATCTTGCGAAGGACGTTCCGATTGCGGACGTGTTCCGCGCCAAGCACGACGAGACGGTCGAAATGGCGGCCATCGGCTATCGCTACACCTTGCAGGAGCTTGGTGTTGCGGCTCGCCTCGGCATTTCGCTGACGCCGGATCGCGCCGCCGCCGCGCGCCGCGCTTACGAGGAATTCGTGGACCGCTTTGCTCTTGTGGGTGACACCCGCAAGAACAAGACCGGGATCGTGAATAACCCGCTGGTGACGGTGATCGACGTTCCGAACGGCGCGAGCGGTCAGGCCGACTGGTCCACGAAAACGGCGGATGAAATCGCTGCGGACGTGAACACGATCCTGACCGGCATCTATACCGAGTCGCTCACGGTCGAGATCGCGGACACGCTCCTCCTGCCGATTGAGATGATGCTCTATATCAGCAACAAGCGCATGGGCCCGGATACGTCCATGACCTTGCTGACGTGGCTCACGCAGAACAACGCTTATACGGCAGTGACCGGCCGTCCGCTCACCATTCGCGGCCTGCGCGGACTGGAAGATGCCGGCTCGGGCGGGTCGGGACGCATGATCGCCTACCGCCGCTCGCCGGAAGTGCTCAAGATGCACATTCCGATGCCGCACCAATTCCTTGAAGTGTGGCGCACGGGGCCGCTGGTCTATGACGTGCCGGGCATCTTCCGCCTTGGCGGCGTCGAAATCCGGCGTCCGAAGGCGGTGCGCTACGCCGACGACATTATGAATTCCTCGACGTAATTTCGTCGGAAGGAAATTCGTGCGATAAGGGCGGGCGACCGAATAGGTTTCCCGCCTTTATTTTTGGAGCATCAAATGCAGACGTACCGAATTACGAACCTCGGCAGATCGCCGCGCGGCATCCACAATGCCAAGGGTTCGATTGTCACCATTCAGCCGGGCGAGACTCGCGAAGTCGCGCTTGATGACGGGCAGGCGCAGCGCTACGCCGCGAAGGTTGCGGGCGGCGACACGCTCGACATGGTTTCACCGCTCGGCAAGGAAGCGCCGCGCAAGCCCGCGCCGCCGGTACAGACCGGCACGGAGCCGCCGTCCGCGCCCGCTACGCCGACCGCCGATGGCCCCAAGAAGCGCGGCCGCAAGTCGAACGCGCAGAAAGCCGCCGAAGCCGCCGCGAGTGGCGAGGAACCGGCCGCCGATCCGCTTGCCGCTCTGCGCGCCGAAGCCGTCGAACTCGGCATTCCCGAAGCCGACGCCGCGAAGTGGGGCGAGCGCCGCCTGACCCGCGAAATCGAAGCCCGAAAGCAGGGGTAACCCATGGCCTACGTCTCCCCGACCTATAGCGATTTCATTCTGCTCTATCCGGCATTCAAAGACGTGCCGGAGGCGCAGTGGAATTTGTTTCTCGCCAAGGCGCAGGCGAAGGTCGGGGGGTGCTGGCTTGAGAAGGACTATGCGACCGCGCAGGAGCTTTACATTGCTCACCTGCTCGAATTGGCCGGGCTCGGTTCCGGTGCTGGCGCTGAATTGAACGCGGCCGGGTTGCAGGGCATCCGCGAGCTTCGCTCCGGTGCCTTGAGCTTTTCGCGCTTTGCGGATCAGGCCGACGCAGGCGCTTATGGGACGCTGGCGTCCACGACTTACGGGCAACAGTTTATCGAGCTTGCCCGACTGAATTTCCCGGCGATCCAGCCTGCGGTGCATCCGGGGGTGCCGCCGAGCCATCTTGCAAAGGACTGGCCGGTCTAATGGGCCTTCTGGATGGAAACTTTTTCAGAGACGGCCTAGGCGGCGTCATGGGGGCGCTGTACGGCGCTGCTACGTTCTACGCGATAACGAAGGCGGCAGACGGCGAGGGCGGCTGGGTGACCTCCGCAAGCCCGCATAGCGTCAAGGCCCAGCAGAACATGCTCAGCGAGGAAGCGCGGGCGGCTGCGGGTTACACCGAATTGGAAAGTCAGATTTTCATTCTGGCGAAGGGTTTCGACCTTGAGCCGAACACGGATGACAAGATCGCGCTGCGCGGGACGGTTTATGCGATCAAACGCGCGCAGCTTGACCCCGGCCGGGCTTATTGGGATTGCCGTTGCGAGCGGACGGATTTAACCGAAAGCGAAATCGGCCAATCGAGCTAAGGAGAGAAACATGCCACGAGTGATTGTGGAGAAGGCTTTCGATTATCGGCCACGGCGCGGGCTGATCCGCGCGTTTCAGCCGAACGACTTCCCGATTGTGGTTTCGCAGGCCGAGGCCGACGCAATCGTTACGGCAGGAGCCGGTCATGTGGTCGAGACTTCCGGGACGGCTATCCCGATGAAGCCGCGCGGGCGTCCGCGTAAGTCGGTAGGCATTTCGATGACCGACGCGCCGGAGCCGGAGGGCGAATAATGCTCGATCATACGCTCGCGCTCCGAAAGGCAGTCGTTAAGCATCTTCTTGCGGATGCGGTGGTGCGCGCGCTTGTGGATGATCGGGTGTATGGCGAGGAAGCCCCGGCAAAGCCGCAGTGGCCTTTCGTCCGCTACGGCCTCCCGATTGATGGGCTCTATGAGGCTTCGGGCTGGGACGGCAAGGAGCACGATCTTACGCTGCATGCGTTCGCGCGTGGCCCCGGCATGGATGATTGCTCCACTCTCGCAACCGCAATCCAAACGGCAATGTCAGAAGATTCGGGCTTGCCTCTTGTGGGGGTTGGCCTTGTCGGCATAACGTTCCTGCGAACACAGATCGTTCGGGATAGCGACGAGAAAGGCGCTTATCACGCGATAATTCAATTCACGGCGACCACGTTTGAGGAAGCCGCGTAACGTAAACGCTCCGGCAGGAGCGCCCGGCCCGCAGTGATGCGCGCCAGTCCCTAGATGGAGCAAGTTTCATGGCTCAAGCGCAGACTATCTCGTTCGGCAAGGTCGTTGTTTTGCTGTCCGACATGCAGACCCCGACTCCGAGCTTTTCAGCGCCGTGCGGCGTCGAAGAACTCACGATGACGATCAATATCGAGAGCAACACGACGAATGCGCCGGACTGCGATGACCCCGACCTTCCGGGATGGCTGGAGAGCGATATTGTCTCCAAGCAGATGACGATTCAGGGCAACGGCGTTCTGGACCTGAATGCCATCGGCGTCTGGAACGATTGGGCGCACAACGAGCTTCCGGCAACGGAAATTCAGGTGCGTTTTATGCGTGACATTTCCGGCCCCGGCGGCGGATACTATCAGGGTCGCGCGATCCTGACGGCCTACGAGGAAACCGGCCAGCGCGGAAACAAATGGCGCAACACGTTCACCATTACGTTCAGCGGCAAGCCGACTTGGGTTTCGGTGACGTAAGGGGCTGACTTATGCAGCCGTCCGCGCCGAACTACTCAGCAGAGCGCGAATTGACGTGGGGCGATGGGCCTCACGTCTTCAAGCTTGGAATCAAGCAGATCGGGGAGTTGCAAAAGAACTGCAATGCTGGCCTTGGTGCAATAGTCAGTCGCGTATTCAGCGGCGGCTATTATGTCGAGGACATTGCCGAAACGATCCGGCTTGGTCTGATCGGCGGCGGCATGGCTCCGATTGAGGCGCGGCGCATGGTGGACGCCTACGTTGACGGATGCCCTATTGCTCGCGCCGGAGACCCGGCAAACAACCTCATGACGGCGCAGGCGATATTGGACGCGGCTGTGTTTGGGGTCGAGGAGGTCAAATTCGCAGACGATAAAAAAAAAGACGAAACGACCGAGACGGATATATCGACCTCCAGCACCTTTACGGACAAGGACTCGTCTGCCACCTCGGGCCCGAGCAAGTCGGACGACTCTCTCTCTACGAATTCAACGCCGCCCTTGCCGGGTACGCGAAAATCAACTCGGGCAAGCCCGAAGAAATGACCGATAACGATTTCGAGGATATGCTAAGCGATCTTCGGAAGCTGGGGCTTAAAGACGTGAAGGTGTAGAAGTGGCTGTAACCGCTGACCAAGTAGTCGTTGAGCTTGAAGCGCGGTTAACCAAATACACCGCGAACCTTGCGCAGGCGCAGCAAACTTTCGACCGCCGGATGGCTCTTATCGAGCGCTCCGCGAATCGAACGCAGCGCAATCTTGAAACCTCTTTTGGAGGTATGGCCGGGCGGCTTAACGCGATTCTGGCGACGGTCGGAGTCGGTCTTGGGCTGCGGGAATTGCAACAATACGCGGATGCGTGGACGCAGATCGCGGCGCGGCTCACCGCCGTAGGAATCCCGGCCAGTCGTCTTGCTCAAAAACAGGAGGAGCTTTTTGCGATAGCGCAGAAAACCCGCGCTCCGGTTTCCGAACTTGTGCAGCTTTACGGACGCCTTGAGATTGCCGCGAATGAGCTAGGAACGTCAGAGGCAAATATTACGAAGGTGACAGAGACGCTTGCAAAAGCGTTGCAGCTTTCGGGTGCCAGTACGGCAGAAGCGGCATCGGCTATGCTGCAATTCTCGCAGGCTATCGGTTCCGGTGTTTTGCAGGGCGACGAGCTTCGGGCTTTGAGGGAAAATGCGCCGCTGGTCGCGCAAGCCATTGCGAAAGAATTCAATACGACTGTAGGCGGCCTCAAGAAGCTGGGCGAGGAAGGGAAATTGACTTCCGACCGGGTAATCCGGGCGCTCCTCGCTGTCGGCGGCCAGATCGATGCACAGTTCGCCAAACTTCCGGTCACCATTGGTCAGAGCTTTACGGTCTTGCAGAATGCCATAACCCGATACATCGGGCAGGCGGATGCGGCTAACGGTATTTCCAAGACCCTATCCGGCACGATAATCGGACTTGCCAACAATATCGACACGGTGGCGAAGGCTGCGTTGCTCGCGGGCGTTTCTCTTACGGCAATGGCCGCTCCGCGCGCTGTGGCAGGCATAGCCACGATGGCCGCGAGTGCTGCGGCTGCGGCTGGACCTATCGGAATTGTTATCGGCCTCCTTGGCGCTGCGGCTGCGGGCGTGACCCTGTTCGGGGACCGAGTGACGGTTCTTTCTGGCGAACTCGGCACCGTCAAGGATTATGCGGTTGCTGCTTTCGAGCAGATAGGGCCTATTCTTGCGCAGACCGGCGATGTGGTGACTGCGGCATGGCAGACCGTGATGGCGACGATCACGGAAGCGCTTTCGGGCGTGAATATCTCGTGGCAGGACTTTGTTAACGTCGCGAGCGCGGCGATCAATGGAGTAATCAACGCATTCCGAATTCTCTATTCGGTTGTGATGAACGTGATTCCGAAGCTGCCAGCGGCTATCGGAGAGGCAATCGTAAACACCCTCAATTCGGTGGTCGAAAAAGTCGAGTTGATGATTAACCGCTGTATCGAGGGCATCAATCTATACATTCAAGCGCTGAATATGGTTCTGCCCGCGACCGCGCAGATTGGAGAGATAGGTGCAGCCAGCCTCGGGCGCATCAAGAATAATTTCAAAGGCGCAGGCGAAGCGGCAGCGCAGGCTTTTGGCGATGCGATGAAGCTCGCGGCAGACGATCACGTAGCGGCGGTTGGCGCGGCGGTCCAGCGGAAGCTAGAGGAAATCAGGCTGCGCGCGAACGAGCTTGCGCTTATCCGCGCGACGCAGGCAATGGCTGAAGCTGAAACCGGCGGCACGAATACGCCCGGAAGGCCGCAAGGCCCTAACCGGGTGAAGCCGCCGGAGCCAAAGAAAAACGCCTACGATGAGGCAATCCGCAAGATCAAAGAGGCCACGCTAGTCCAGCAGGAAGAATTGAAGGTGCTGGGTCTCTCGACTTATGAGCGCACGAAGGCGCTTGCGGCGCTGGAGCTTGAAGCCGCTGCGCGTAAGGCTAAGATTCCGATTAATGACAAAATCCGCCAACAGATTGAGCAGGAATCAACGGCTTATGCGAATTGGGTGGAGCAGCTTCGTCGCGCGAAAGAACGCCAGCAAGATATTCTGCAACTGCAACAGCAATTTGGAAACTACGCCATCGACGCCATGGACGGTCTAATAAGCAAGACCAAGACGTGGAACGATGTTGCTGCGGAAACGCTGCGGATGCTCGCGAAGATGGCCGCGCAAGCCGCGCTACTTGGTGAGGGGCCGCTGGCTGGGTTCTTCGGCACCCGATCTAACGTCCCGAATGTTTCAGGTGGTCTTTTTGGATTGCTGGGAAATCTGTTCGGCGGAGGACGAGCTTCCGGCGGACCTGTGCAGGCTGGGAAAAGCTATATCGTGGGCGAGAAGGGACCGGAGCTTGTGCGCTTTGGCCGTAACGGATCGGTGGTGCCGAATAAAGCGCTTGTCTCGCAAGGCTCGCGCGGCGGTGACGTTTACACGATCAACGCGGACATGCGGGATTCGGCGGCAACGGCTATCGCGTTCTTGAGCCAGAAGATCGACAATCTTGAGCGCAGTCTGCCGGACCTTATAACCGGCGTGTCTGCACAAAATCGCAGGCTTGCACCGGGATAGGCCATGGCAAACACGATCTATGAGTATCCGAACGACTGGTATCAGTTTGTAAGCTCAGCCTTCGCGCTCGCGCCCTACACCATCGGGACGCGCTCGCAGTTTCGAGTGCGCCGTAGCGCTCGGCTTATCGAGCAGGTTTTCGAGGCGAACTATGTGCAGCGCCCGGAGGTTGGCCCGTCGAAGTGGCAGGGCAAGGGCGCGTTCTTCTCGCGGCTTCGCGGTGACTCGAACTTGATCCGCATTGGCGATCCGCTGCGCTGCATTCCGCAGTTCAATCGCATCCGCGCCAACATGCCAGCGCCGGAGCCTTTCAGCGACGGTACGTATTTCACGGATGGAACCGGATGGGTCGGCGGCGATAATCAGGTGCCGCCTTATGCTACGGTCGGCGCGAACGCTTCTGCGGGCGACAATTTCGTGGTGATTGAAAACTTGCCAGAGGACATGCCCTCCCCGTTCCTTTATTCCGGCGATCTTTTCGAGATTCGCCCGAACGGAATCTCGGCGACCACGGCCATGCTTTACGAAGTCGTCGGCAATAACGGTACGGATGCGAGCGGCAGGGCTGGTGTCGAGATCGCGCCGAACCTTCGTCAGAACATCGTCAAGGGAGATCAGGTGGTGTTCTATCATCCGAAGACCGTTATGCGGCTTCTGGACCCTCGTCAGGGCATGATTACGCGAGACGCTAATCGCGGGTCATTCGGCTTCGCCTGCATGGAGGAGACGCCCTAATGCTTGTCGTTCCAGCGTTCAAAAAGGCGATTGTCGAGGGCTGCTATATCGCGGTGCTGGTTGAGATCGAGCACCCGGACGGCACCGGCTATTTTTGGGAAGGCGTCGGAGAGATCGTATTCGAGGGGAATACCTATAAGGGCGCTGCTTTGATCGGCGGTATCTCGCAGACTCGGCGCTCGGTCGATCTTCGGATTGACGAAATGACGATATGGGCTAACGGGCTCGATGCGGATGAGGTCGCTCAGCTTAACGACAACGTGAAAAACCGGGTTTGCCGCGTCCGGCTCGCGGCGATGAGCGACCGGCGGCGGGTGATGGCTACGATTGAAGCCGAGGAAATCCTACTCGACTATCAGCGCGACACGATCAGCGAGAGCGGCGAAGCCGGGCTTGAGATCAAAGGGCAGGCCGGGCTCTGGATGCTGGAGCGCTCGACCGACGCGGTGTATTCGCAAGAAAGCGCTATCGTGGAGTTTCCCGACGAAACCGGCTTTAGCCGTATCCCTGCGCTGCAAAACAAGGATACGTCATGGACACAGACGCCATCCGCTTAAAGCTGGCTGCGGCGCTAGAGGCTGCGGTCGAGCGAGCGGAAACAAACTACGCCGAGTGGGGCAAGGACGATTGCGTCCTGTGGTGCGCGAATGTGCTTCGCGACGGCGCAGGTGTCGATCCTGTGCCCACAATTCGCGGCAAGTACGACTCTCTCGCTGGCGCGCATAAGATGATCGGAAAGCAGGGTCTCGCGGCAGGGATGAGGTATCGCGCGCGCAAATTCGGCTGGCGGCGTATCGATCCGAAGAAAGCGCAGATCGGAGACCTTGCCGTGTTCAAGGATGAGGCGACCGGCGCACAATCCTGCGTGCTGAAATATCGGGGCCGCTTCTATGTTGCGCGGGGATGGGCTGGTATCTCTCTCATTCCCGAAGACCGCATCGCGCTGGCATGGAGCGTCGTATGAGTCCGCGCCGACAAGATGACCTGCTAGACGCCCTGTTTAACGACGCTGCGGCCTTTCGGCTTGAGAACCCGCATATACGCGGCCTCAGGCACCGCGAGCCGGTCTCAATCATCACGAGCCTTGCGGCGGTGCTTTCCTCCTCGGCAGCGGCTGTAACGGGCGCTCTAGGCTTTGGTGGGGCTGCTTTAGGTCTTGGAGGCACTGTAGGCGCTGCGGCTGGCGGTCTCGGCGGCGCTATAGGTGCCGCCGCCGTGGGGACCGGATTTAGCCTCGGAGCCTTCGGCAGCCTTGGACTTTCGCTCGGGCTTTCCTTCGCTGCGAACGCGATCCAGCGCGCGGCGATGAAGCAAAACCAGAATGTGAACTCGAACGAGGTCCGACTTAATACGCGGCAATCGATCCCGCCGCGCCGCCGGGTTTACGGCGCACCGCGCATCGGCGGCGCTCTGTTTTTCGAGGAGGAGAAGTCCCCGAAGTTCTATCGCGGGTTTCTGCTTTCGGATGGCCCGGTCGAGGGGCCGCTAGAGTTCTACAATTCCGCGAATAAGATTTCGGTGAACCTTTCGACAGGAGAAGTTCTCGATGCTCCGTATGCCGGAAAACTGAAATTCAGCTTTCGCAACGGCACGAGAACGCAGGCGATTGATCCTATTCTGGCGGCGCAGTTCCCCGAACTTGGTGCGGAATTCCGGCAGCGCGGCGTGGCAACGCTCGTGGTCGAAGCCGATTGGGGAGCCGATCTGGACGAATATCAGCTTCTGTGGGGGTCGCTTGGCCGCCCTAACCCTACGCTTATCTTGCGCGGGGTTCCGGTTTACGATCCGCGCGACCCGACGCAATTCCTGCCTGCCGATCCCGATGACCCGGATGAACTTGCCGCCGCGCAGGCGTCTTGGAAATGGACCGACACCGCTGCTCTAATTCAGGCCGATTATCTGTGGTGGAAGGACGGGGGCCGGGTTCCGCTCCATCGAATGAAATGGGACGACATTGCCGAGTCTGCGTCTTGGGACGAAGGGATGCTAGAGACGAAAGACGGCGAGCTTATCAAGCGGCACGTCATTCACGGAGTTGTCACCGCTGGACAGTCCCCGCTCCAGAATATCGGAACGATGCTGACGGCAAATCGTGGCTTTGTCGCCCGCAAGGGCGGCCTCGTGACCGTAATTTCCTCGCAGCCTCAAAAGCCTGTTTTCACGATCACCGACGATATGGTGCAGGGCGGTTTCGACTTTAAGCGCGGACCGTCGAAAGACGAAACCGTCAACAGCATGCAGCTTCGCATGATCGACCCGCGCCAAGAGTGGCAGATGGTGGACGGCCCGCTCCGCGAGGACGACGACTTTATTGCCGAGGACGGGGATATTTACACGGCGACAACCGTTCTTCCTTGGACGCCGGATCATCGCCGCGCGCAGCGCCTGCAATGGTGCGCCTTGCAGGATACCCGCGACGGCCGCGCGCAGTCTCTCTCGCTGGATCATCGGGCGATAGGGCTAGAGGCTGGCGACGTGGTGCGGCGCTATTCGGAGGTGCTCCCGCGCTGTAACGGCCTGTATCGGGTGCAGGAGGTTCGGTTTAACTACGTCGCGAAGACTCTCGAAATTTCGATGGCTGGCTATCGCCCGGAGACAGAGACGGGCTACATTGCCGCGAACGATGAACTGGACTTTGAGCTTCCCGAACTGGAACTGTCGTAATGGCTAATTCGGATTTTCTTCCTGCGCTTCCGGTATCCGGGCAGGCCAATAAGGCGCTGCTCCGGGACGCCTTGGTCAAGCGCGTGATCTATCCGTTTTTCGACGGCGAGAATCCGACCGCGTGGGTTGCTAACGTAAACGGAGCGGTGCCTGCGGCTATCGCAAATTCCAGCGGCGGAATATTCTTCCTCGACCCGAACGACACGACGACTGCGCATGACGGCGTGGTCTGTATCGTCACCTTCGACGGCTATCGCTACAAGACCTCGAATATGGTCATGCCGGATTACGTGCTCGGAATTGGCGTCGATGAGCCGACCGGAAGCGAAAATACAGGCGATGCTTACATCGTGAGTTCATCGCCGGATGGTGAGTTCGCCTACTGGCCGGACATGATTGCGGTTCTGACCGTTCGGGGCTGGCTCGCGATTACGCCTCGCATCGGCAGGCCGATTTTCGTCCTTGGCGACCGGCATTATTTCATGGACGAAAACGGGGACTGGCTTCCTGTTTTTCTTCCGCAAGGCGGACAGATTCGCGATGAGGCACTTGTCGGCGGGCAGCGGCGCTATATCGTCGAAAACCAGACCACGAACGCGCCTCCGGGGTCGCCTTCTCACGGCGTTTACTGGATCGTCGGAAGTGCCCCGACCGGGGCGTGGGCTGGGTACGGCGGCTATATCGCGACTTGGTATTCCGGCGACTCCGCATGGACGTTGATCCAGCCGAAGATCGGTGACGAGGCTTACGACAAAAACACGCTCGCGAATTATATCTGGAACGGCACCGGATGGATTTTCGCAGGTGGCGCGTGGGCTACGATCCATCACGTCGCCACGAGCGGAACGGGCAGCACCACGAATGCCGGTAGCGGCTCGGGTTGGAATCACGCAACTTCCGCGCCGACCACCTCGCAAATTCATCGGAGTGATGATGCAGGAATAACGCTGCAAGTTCTTTCCGGTACGAAGATAAAATTCACCTACGAGGCTGATGTAAATATTACGAATGGCACAACCGCAAATGGTGGTCAGAGCCTAGGCATAGCGTTGTTCCGCGACTCCGACGCAAATGCCATAAAATGGGCTAGGTGGGTTCCGCGTATAGACGCTAGCCCGAACAACACAGTCTCGGACCGGATGCAGGCAGTTTTTATTGTCGATGCCGCCGACTCGGCTTCGCACACGTATAAGGTCGCGGCGATGGGGTCGTATGCTGGCACTAACCAGTTTTCGGCGGTGACCGAAATGCGAAACCGAGACTTTCTTGCAGAGGTAGCAAGCTGATGGCGAATACGCTGTTGATGGGAGCGGCTCGAACCGATCCGTCATCGATCAACGCTCCTGACACAGATTATTGGTGGATAACGGCTCACGGCCGCCACGAGCGCCGTCTTTTTCAGATTGAGGAGTTTGCGTAATGCCCGGGCTTCCTCACCCGCTCCTACAGGACGGCGTCAACGTCTCCAAGTCGGTTGGCCGCTCGCGGCTCGCGATATGGTTCCAGGACGCAGCAGAACTTGCGATCTACGATATGTCGCTCGCGAACTATATCTCGGTGGGCGACTGGAACTATCGAAAGGACAACACGCTCGTCGGCTCAATCGGGACCGACGTGCTCCTCGACGGCAACGGCAATCGCTGGCGCCGTCTCACCGGCGACGTGTACCTCATGCCGTTTTCTATGACGCTCGGGTATGGGGCGAACGAGCTTTTGCTTGTCCACGCCTTCACTGGAAACGTGACCTTTCCGACGAATCTGGCGGGTAGCTCCGGCGTCGCGCTCAACTCGGCGACGGCCGAGCGGCGCTTTCGCATTTTCAAAAACAATGCGGTCTCGCCGTTCGCGGAGGTTATTTTAGCGGCCGCAAACCCTGTGCCGACGTTTTCGGGAGCGGAGACTGTTTTCACTCGCGGCGACTATGCTAGGGTGCTCGCGCCCACCGAGCTCGACGCCACGCTTCAAAACGTCGGCATCACCTTGCTCGGAAGCCGCTAAAATCCAAGGGAGGCCGGGATGGCTACTGCAAATAAGTTTCAGGTTTTCACGAAAAACCTTATCGACGGCGTCCATAATTTCGCGACGCACACCTTCAAGGTTGCGCTCTCAAACACCGCCCCGGTCGCGGCGAATACCATTCTCGCGAACATCACGCAGATCGCGAATGGTAACGGATACACGACCGGCGGCTCGACCACCGCCATGACGACCTCGACCTCCTCCGGCACCGCGAAGGCGACTGCGGCCGACGTGACGTTCACCGCGACCGGAGCCATGGGGCCGCTGCGCTACGCGACCCTCTATAACGACACTCCGACCTCGCCCGCCGACCCGCTCATTCTGTGGTGGGACTACGGGTCCTCGATCACGCTGGCAGCGACCGAAACTTTTACGGTCGATTTCGACGGCACTAACGGCGTCGCGACGCTCGTGTAACAAGGAGAGAGAAATGCTTGGGGCACCTGTTCTAACGCCGGGCGCTGCTCGGGTGCAGAAAATCAAGGTGCCGAACTTCCCTGATTTCATTTTCGAGTATCACGGGGAAGCGAAAAAGGTGTATCTCGTGGACCTCAAGAGCAAGCCGACCGACGACGGAAATTTCCTCGCGCAAGTCATCGCCGAGCATTGCGACACCGAGGGCGCGGCTTACAATTTCGTGCAGGCTTATCTCCGCGGGTTCCGCCGCGGCCGCGAAGGCGTAGTTATCGCCGCGGTGAAATAAGGGAGACCATCATGGCAACCGCCGTCCGCAAAACCGAAATCGACGAATTGGAGCGTCTCGGCCGGGCTCGCCTCGCCAAGACGCAGTCCGATTATGAGTCGCTCGTCGCCTCCTCGCAGGAGCTTCGCTCGAAAATCGACGACATTCTCGCCCGCAAGGCGACGCTCGACGCGGAGCTTGAGCCGCTCTTGGAGCAATGGCATCCGGTCAATGCCGAGCTTCAACGCCTGCAAAACGAAATCGGCCGCACCGCCCGCGTTCTCGGCGGCCGCTCGACGAGCGATTCTGCGAGAGAACCGGCGAACTAAGACCGCGAGCAAAAGGAGGAGGCGGTGGCCGGTAACGATCTAAACACGGTGCTCCTCCTCCATGCGAACGGAGCTAATGGCTCCACGTCGTTCCCTGACGACGCGCTCGGCTCGGACGGGAAAGCCATTTCCGTTTATGGAAACGCGCAAGTTTCTACTGCCCAATTTAAGTTTGGCTCCGGGTCGCTTTATCTTGACGGCTCCGGCGACACGCTTGCTGCGGCGGCGCACGCCGATTTTGATTTTGGTACTTCGCCTTTTACTTGGGACTGCTGGGTAAGGTTTTCCGCAACCGGCCGCGTCTATCTGGCTGAGCTTGCTGGCAACACCGCCGCGCTTGCGATTACGCCAAGCTCGGGACTTATTGAGGTTTATGCCGCCAGCCTCGGATACGTTATTTATGGAGGCTCGACCCCGTTCAACACCGGCCAATGGTATCATATTGCGCTCGTGCGGAACGGCTCTAGCTGGGTCCTTTACCGGGACGGCGTCTCATACGCCACCGCAACTAACGCGGGGGCTTGGGGCTCGTCTGTCCAGTCGTTTATTATTGGGAGCGCGAACGGCGGTTCCTATTTCTTCAATGGTTACATTGATGAATTCCGCGTTTCTAAGGGCATCGCGCGGTGGACTGCCGGGTTTACGCCGCCCACAGAGGAGTACACCACAAACGGCAGCGTATTGGTTGCCGAGGCAGCGACTTTCGCGCTCACGGCAAGCGACGCCGGGGTTTCGCCTGCGCGGAACCTCCCCGCAGACACCGCGACGTTTACGTGGAACGGGAAAGACGCTGCGCTGACCGCGATTCGCGACCTCGACGCCGAACTCGCTACGTATGCTCTTACCGTTTTCGATGCTGACATTATCGGCGGGAAGCGCTTGGGCGCAGATACCGCAGATTATGTGCTGACCGCTTGGGATGCGGGAATTATCGCCATCCGGCATATGGGTGCCGACGTTGCGGCGTTCTCGTGGGATGCAAACGACGCGACGCTCGCTCAATCGTACCTCGACCTTGTGGCCGATGTTGCGGACTTTACGTTTACGGCGTGGGATGCGGCCACGATAGCCGATCTCGTTATCCTGTCCGACCCGGCCGCCTATACGCTGACCGTCTGGAACGCCGAGCTCGTGCGCGGGCGATGGCTTGACGCGGACCACGCGGCCTACGTTTGGGGCGGTAGCGATGCCGCGCTATCGAAGGCGCAGCGGCGGATAAATATGTTCCCGCAAACTTTTTAGGAGTCGAGCATGGCAATCGACCGCAAGATATTTTTCGCGGAAATCGGCAAGGCCCCGTTCGGCACATCCGGCTACAAGCTCGGCGCTGCGCAGAAAACCGGCATCAACCTCATTCTCGACGAATGGGAGAAGACGCCTAACCCCGGCGACCTTGAGGGGCTGGCCTATGTGCTCGCTGGCGTTTTGCATGAAACCGGCGGTCGTATGCAGCCGATTATCGAAACGACCGGCCCGCGCGACACCAAGCCTGTCTCTGTCGATACCGCTATTGCTCGGCTCGAAAGCGCCTTCGCTCGCGGGCAATTGCCTTGGGTGAAGTTCCCGTACTGGCGCAAGGACGCGCAGGGCCTTTCATGGCTCGGGCGCGGCACGATCCAGAACACGCACAAGGCCAATTACACGAAGCTCGCAAAGCGATTCGGAGTGTCACTCGACACAGACCCCGATTTGATCTTGCGAGACCCGGCGCTAGACGCGCGCATCACGGTATGGGGCCACATCGATGGCATCTGGACCGGCAAGAAGCTCGATAGTTTCCGGGGCCGTCCGTATCGCGAATGGCGTCCTATCGTGAACGGGATGGACAAGGCTGACCTGATTGCAGGCTATGCCTATGCCTTCGGCGCGGCTCTTAATAAGGCTTCAACGCAACGGCCAGCGCCTGTGCAGGAGCCGGTCGAGGACGATCTAGCGTGGTCCCCACGCCAGCCGCCGGAATTCATTCCGCCGCAGCCGCATGATGATCCGCAGGTTGTCCCTGTCGTTATCCCGCCTTCGCAGCCTGTTGTCGGGGCTTACGACCCAAGAGTGCAGGCGGTGCAGCGAGAGCTTATCCGCGTCGGCTTCCGGCTAGTGCCGGACGGCATGATGGGCCCGGCCACTATCGGGGCTATGGCCGCCTTCCGCGCGACTTTCGGGCTTACCGGCGTTGCAAATCAGGTGGACGCTGCGCTTGAGGCGAAACTGCGAGAGACTGTGGACGGGTACTTTCAGCCAGCGCCGGAGCGTCGTGCGGCCACGCCTGAGCAGGCGGCGGCAAAGTCGGAAACCGTTGAGAAGGTTACTTTCAGCGCATGGGTGCGCCGGAAGATTTCGGACATTGCGGTGGCGCTCGGCATCGGCGGCGTCGTGGACTCGCAGACCGATATTCTCGGCATCGTTTCTGGCCGAACGACTGGCCTGCTTTCAAAGCTCGGCATGGTGCCGTGGTTTGTATGGGTAATTGCCGCGCTCGCGCTGTATATCCTCTATCGCGAGTATGCGCGCCGAACGACTGAAGCGGTGGTGGTGCAGGCGTTCAAGGCTGGCGACATTATCGGCGGCGACAAGCATATTCCTCCGGTGTTCTAGATGCTTCCCGTCCTGTGGGAGTGGCGGTCACTAATCGGATGGGCGGTGATGATCGCCGCTGTTCTTATGATCCTCGGCTTTGCCCGGCCAGTGGTCGAGGCTGTTACCGAAACTTGGAAACGGGTTGCCCTGCCGATCTTGGAATATCTAGCGAAGAACCCGGCGGTCCGCGCTGCCGTCATCGGAATAGCGTTCTTTGGGCTTCTGGCGCTCGTGTGGAGCGTTGCGAGCGAGCGCGGCTATCAGACGGCTAAAGGCGAGTGCAAGGCCGCTGTAGCGGAGCGGGAGCGCGATGCAGCGGTAAAAGAACGCAATGAATTGAAAAAGCAGCTAGACGCGCTAGAGGTCATTCGGATGAACGACCGCCGCCGCGCCGAACTGGATGCGCAGGAGCGCGAGAGGCAGAAGGACAACCGCGATGCGTTTCGCAAGCTCACTGGCCCTTGCTTCGATGCTGATACTGTGCGCCGCCTGTGGGGACGATAGAGCGGAGCGCCCTTCCATTGTCGCAAGCGCCACGTTACCGCCGCCTCCCGATCTGCCGCCTGATATTGAAACTTGCCCGCGCTCGCCTCACTCGATACCGGCGGACCAAATCAAAGCGCTGCCTGCATCCGAAGTCGCGATAATCGTCGAGGGCGAGAAGGGAAAGATCAGGCTTATGCGGTCCTGCCTCGTTCGGCTGATCTGCTCGGTGAAGGAATACCGGGTTCTGATTTCCAAGGTCGAAGGCGAGCGTCTTTGCCAAGATGGGAGCCGATGACGTGGAGGAATTGGCTGTCCGTCTCTTTCAGGCTGTCGAAAAGCTGGGCGCTGCCGGTGCGCTGATCTTCGCGCTTCTGTGGTGGCAGGAAAAGCGCGAGCACCGGGAAACAAAGCGCGAGCTTGCGGCTTCTCAAGAGAAGCGGATTGAGCAGGCAATGACTGTAACGGGTGTTGTCGAATCTTGCCGCTCGCAACTTGCCCTCGTGCTTGAAGCCCTTAAAGGTACGCAGGCGACCTACGAGAAAATCCTCAAGCGTCTCGGTGGCCGCGATGCGTAGTGTAAAGAAAGCGGCGCTTGCGATGTATTACCGGATGCTCGGGAAGCAAGGCCACGCCGCAGAGGAAAAGGCGAAAGAGGCCGCGCGTAACCGCCTCGCGGATCATGCAAGTGAGCAAGCAAGGGAGGCGGTTCGGGCTTTCGAGAGAGAACGCGACGTGGTGACGGCTACCGCCCGCAGAACGATAAGCCTGATCGCTAGAGCGAATGAAAGACTTTCGTAGAGTCCTCGGCGGTCCTGTCGGCCAATTCCTGTTTATTGTTCTCGCGTTCTATGCGTTGGCGACGGCCACGGTAGGGTCGGCGTTGACGATTTCGTTCTTCAATACCGCAGTGGTCGGCGTCGGGCTCGTGTTCTGCTTTTACGTCGCGCGGGCGGTATGGCAGACGCTTCTCACGGATAAGCCGGAGCGAGCGCAGCTATGGGAGGCCGGGGCAGGCTTTGTGCTTATATCGGACGCGATAATTCGGGTCATGCGGATTTATTGGACTGCGGTGGAGAAGCCGTGGATCGCGGACCACTGGACCTTCGGAGTGGTGACGGCTTCGCAATGGGCGGGATTCGTGCTTTGCCTTGCGGCTCTGGTCGCGCCGGATAACGGGACGATTTTCGAGGGAACGCGGCGGCCGATGCTTGCGGCCGCGCTCGTGACTGCGCTGTTTATCGTGATTTCGTTTTCGTTTCGGTTCGCTGTAGCGAAATAGGCTCCAGCTTATCGACTTCGGCAGGCGAGAATTGCGCGCGAACCATGAGCCGGAGAAGCCGCGCAAGGTCGCTCGGTATCTGCGCTCTCCCGCTCAAGTATGCGGACACTGTGACCGGGTTGCACCCGCGCCAGCGCGCTAGAGCGCCGGAGCCTTTATCGCTTCGATACGTGCCCTTGAAGCCGAGCACCGTCATTGCGTCGGCAAGTTCCTGCGGGGACATGGGGCTTAATTCTTTCATCATCTTGTCCTATATACTTGAGGCACCGATTACCGGCGTTCTCCTATGCGCTGCGGAAAGGGATGAACGCCCGGCAGGCTGCAACCTCCGGGCGTTCGCTTTTTTATTTCGGCCACTCGGTTTTCCATTGTGCGCCAGAGCTTTCCGGCTTGTATTCGATGGTGTGCTTGCAGGCTCCGAGGGCAAGCGCGATGGCGAGTGCGGCGATAGCAATTTTCATTTCAGTTCTCCATTTACCGCGAGGCGGTCGCGGCTACCGTCTTAAAGAGGATTGAAGATCGCGAGCGCGAACCAGCCGCATGCGCCGAGGATCGTAATGGCGAACGCGCTGCCGATGATTTCTGAAAGGTCGGCGTTATTCATCGCAGCAATTATCCTCCGCGTGATCTTCGACGATGCCTTCGGCTTCGACGATGTAGGTGTGAACGCAATTCCAGCCTTGGCATGTGCAGTAGCGGCAGCGATTGCCTCCGACTACGATCTTGTTAACGCGGGCCTGCCCCCAGAAATCCTTCCCGCCCGCGACGATGGCTTTTAGGAAACCGACCGCATCGTCTAGCGAGTCGAACTCGCGCGCTTCGTGGCCTTTCGGGTCCTCCTCCGGGGAATAGATGTCGAGGAACCCGTCGCCGGATTTTGGGTCCCATCCAGCGGCGACAGCTTTCGCCTCGCACTTGGTGGGATCGTACCAAACCGCCTGATAAATGGTTTTCATCTTCTCTCCTATGCTCCTGCAAGAGCCTCCCGGTGCCGCCGGGGCGGTAGGCGTTAATCCAGCCGCGAACCCATTTCGACATAGATGCCGAGTTCATGCGCCAGCGAATCGCGGAAAGCGCGGGCTCCGGCTTCGTGCCCGGTGATGCTCTGGCCGATAAAGTTTCCGGGCTTCCAAAAGCACCAGCCGGCAGCGTGGTGCTTGTCTCCAAAACTGCGCGCCAGCGCATAAAAAGCCGAGCGCTCGTTTGAGTCGGCTGGAGCCGCTTCGGCCTTCTCGCGGTAGAGCTTCGCCTGCTTTCGGCACCACCCCATGAAAGCCCGGTCGGTAACGACTACCCAAGCGAACCCGCAGTCGAGGCGGTTCATGTGATCCAGTTCTTTCGCGCAAGCCTCGCGCGCGGCCTTGTGCGCGTTCTCCAGCGCCTTCTCAAAATGAGAGTAGTCGGTTTTCTTCGTCTTGCTCATGATCGTCTCCTATGCCTCTGCAAAGGCGATTAAAACAGGGTGGGGTTTTCGTAGGCGTGTTGAGCGGCGGCAACCTTGCGAGCCGCGCGAGCGGCAAGGTAATCGGCAAGAGCCTCGCGGCGGTAGGTGTTGCGCTCGGTGATTACCTGCACCACCAGCGTCTCGCGGCTCTGAGTGCGGCGGAAGGCGCGTTCCGAAACCGGAAACATGCGGACGAGAGCCTCGTGCTTCATGCCGTTTACGAGGGTAATAAATTCGCGGGTGTTTTTCATTTTCGGCTCCTATTAAGCGCTGCAACGCCTATGGGCCAATATAAGCAAATTCCAAAAGATAAGGCAACAAGAAAAAAGGCCCCGAAAACCGGGGCCTTTCTGCCTTCTAAACCAGCTCCCGGCTAGAATCGGTAGCGGACGCCAGCCTTTGCCAGATCGATTACGGCGTCGGCGGCTACGCTGCCGGGGCCGAAATCAAGGGCGGCCGTTCGGAAATCGAGCCGGACCCATTCGGCGGTCAGGCTCCAGTTTTTCGAGAGCGCAAATTCAGCGCCCGCGCCGTAGGCCCAGCCGTTCACAAAGTCGTCTGCGCTCAAATTCACGAGCGAAACGTCCGAGCGGATATGGCCCCAAGCGTAGCCGCCTTTGGCGTACACCATCCATGTTCCGAACGAGTACCCGACCTTGCCGGTGATTGTTCCGTAATAGTCGAGATCGGCAGACAGGCTCGCGCCGCCGATATTCGTTGATCGGGCCGCGCCGAGCCAGCCAATATCCGTTTCGACCCCGAGCACCCAATTGCGGCTCAGGTGGAAATTGTAGCCGAGCCCGAGCGCCGCGTTGACGCCCTGCGGCTTGACCGTGACCGACTGGCCTGCCGCCGAAAAGTCCACGTCACCGAAGGCGTAGCCGAGTTCACCCTTGATATAGACGCCGTTCCAGTGAAACTCGGGTGCAGGCTGTGCTTTGAGATAGCGATTGATCGGGTCCGCAGCGCTTGCCGACGCCATGGAGCCGATCAAGGCACCGAGCGTAAGCACCGCAGCGGCCAGCAAGCCGAAACGATGTGACTTCATGTTTCTCTCCAATCTGCCCAGCGGGATGCCGGGACTTCGTTATACCTCGGCCTATTCGGTCGAGGAATTCATAAGCGCCCGCGCCAGTGCCGCCGTGAAAGCGCCCTGCCGCTGATCGTCCGTCATTCTCGCGCGGCGTACCGCTTCCTGAATTGCTGCGATGTTTACGACCGGGCTGTATAGACCAGCCGCAGCCTCGCGAAACTCCGTGCGGCGATCTTCCTCGGTCGGCGGCGAAATATCAGCGCTTCGCACTCTCTGCCTCCTGATAGGCCGCGACGATGCCGCGAACGAGCGTTTCGCGATCTAACGGCCACTTCCAGTTTTTATCAAGCCATTCGGCGGCGGCAGCGATAGAGGCGGCAGGAAGATCAGCGCCAAAGGATGGCGGGTTGTGGATTATGTAGAGCGTGGGACCGACCGGCGATTCCACAAAGCCGCCCTTGGGGGAGCCGTATGCCGAGCTTTTCGGTTGCCGCTCAATCGGCTTTTTCGAGAAGCGGGCCGCGTTCTCCTCGCGAGTCCCGGCCGGGTTGTTAAGCCCTTCTGCCACGGATTTCGCTCTCGGCTTTTTCATTGCTCCTCCATAATTTCAAACTGCGATAGAGGGCCTAGCGGCGTTTCTTGCTTTCGCAATCGCCCACACGCGTCTATCGCAATCCCTGATAGTTCAAGCCCGTTTATCGTCGGGCGGCATTGCGTCACCCGATAACGATGCGGCATGTAATTTTTGCGAGTGACCCGCACCGCGATCTTACCGACTACAATCTGGTGCACACCTGCGGCTGCGGATTTAAGGTCAGCTATACACCGATCCGCCCACTTGCTTCCTCGGTCGATAGCGTTCCAGTCAGAAACTGGTCGCAGAAGCGGAGCGTTAAGCAGAGGCGTTTTTGTCATCTGCAAACCGCGAAAGCGCTTCCTCGATAGCCGCAACATCGACCGGCGAGTTCTCCCGGCGCTTCGCGTCGATCCGCGCCATTCGGTCCTCGGTATCCCGCATAACCGCGCTCTCGACGCGGGAGGCCGCGCTTTCGATGATCGACCGAAGCTGCCGGAGTTCGCCGCGCATCGCTTCGCCTTCGACGATTTCGAGCCGAAGTTCTTCCTCCAGCTTGCGCTCGCGCAGGCCAAGGTCATCGAGCTTCAAATCCCGCTCGCGGATTTGCTGCTCGAACCCGCGCCGCTCCTCGGCAAAGACCGCTGCCATACGCTTCATTTCGTCTTGCAGGGTTTCGACTTCCTGCGAAGCGGTCAGCCACTTCGCATAAAGGTCCGTCACCATCCCGCCTACAAGCGCAGCGGCTTCCTTCGTCTTGATTTCAGGGCGTCCGCCCTTCGTGTCCAGCATTTGAGCCTCCTATGCTCCGCGTTGTTCTAAGTGATGGCGAGCGGTAGCTAAATCCGCCTCGTCAAAATCCTTGTCGAGCATCCAGCGCAGGAAGCCCGAATCCACCTCCGAATACGGCTTGCCGTTCCATTTGCCGATGCGGCAGGTCAGAAGGATCGGCGGTCGCTGCGTGGCTTTTACCAGCCGGTCGATTGTGTTGCCGCGATTGAGAAGGTCACGGAGCAAAAATGCGGTGACGTAGGAATCGGGGGCGGCTCTATGCGGCGGCATGGCTTTCTTCGGGTTAAGCCCGCGCGGGTTCAAGTGATAGCGGAGCACCTGATTTTTGAAGCTCGGCGCATCCGGGTAAACGTGCTGCGCGCAGCGCATCGTGCAAATCCAAGATACGTTTCCGAGCACCGGATCGAGAAATTGCCGGTCGAACTTGGCGTTATGTGCCGCCCATGCGTCGATGCGTTCGCAGCTTGCGGGCATCGAATGAACGGAAAGCATCGCTGCTACTGCCGCCTCAAAGTCAGGCGCGTCGGCCACATCCTTGTCGCTAATGTGATGTTCTGCCCGCGCCTCCGGCGGGATAGGCTTGCCGGGGTTTACAAAAAGCGAGGTCGAATGCGTAGCGACTTCCCATCCGGTCGGCTCTCCCTTCTCGTTCTGCGAACCTGCATAAATGTCCGTCCAGCCAATCTCGCAGACGCCGGAGTCGGCAGAAATCCCGAGCGTTTCAACGTCGCAAACTCTAATCGCCGCATAGATTTTCATTTCTTCCCCCACGGGTTCGCGCGCTGCGAAATCTTCTGGCCCTTCGGCCAATTCGAGCGGTTGCGGATTTTTGCCTTCGGCTTCCGGCTCTTTTTCGTCGGCTTCGGAATATCGTTGCGCCGCTCGTGGCTCTGCCCGGCCTTCGCCGCCTGCCGCGCACGGAAATCCTCGTGCTTGTTCGATATGTCGCGCAGCCGCGCCCGGTTCGGAACGTCACCGCGCGCCGTAACGCCGTAAGCGCCAAACGTGCGGGCGTCGTGTTCTTCCGAGAGAATCGCGTCGATGAAATTCGGATCGTTCTGCGGCGGGATGAAATCGCGCGCCACAGTGTCATAGTCTCGGGCCTCAAGCGCTGGCCGGTGGTCAAACCGGATTTGCCCGCGCAGCGCCGCCAATTCGTATTCCGAAAGGAAAATATCGAAGTTCTCGCGGCGGGAATTGAGCCGCAGATACCGAAAGAGAGAGGCGAGCTTTACGCCGACAGGAATCGCCTTGCGATAATCGCCAGTCTTGAATGTCCCGGCTTTCAGGATCGCCACTAGCGCCTCCCGCCGATATTCGGCGCGACGATCTTTTCAATCTCATCGCGCAGCACTCCTGCCGGAACTCCCGGCAAAAGCTGCGTTAGCACATAATGCTGCGCGCGGTCGAAAAAGCGGTCGAACTCGCCGCCGCTATCGAAGGCGTGAGGGCTCGTGCTCTTGCGTGAGATAATCGCGTTGCCGGTCTTCGGATTGAAGGCTGTGCGGACGTGCTTCACGCCGTAGCAGATCGCGTCCATGGCCTCCTCGCGGTCGCTGATATGCGGATGCGCTTCCGCCACCTTTGCCGCGAGCGCCTGAAAGAGCCGCCACTTGCCCATATTAACCGAGGAACGGAGCGTTGCGTGTAGCGTCTCGCTATGCGGGACCTTTCCGAAATCCTCCGCGCCGAATTGATCGACCGGCGCGAGGACATACGAGTTCGGGTGCAGGTCGCCCGCGCGCACCTTCCGCATGGCGAGTTCAGGCATAGCTATTTCTTTCCGCCCAATTCGACGCGCTTGGCGTTGAACATTTCCCGAATCTTCGGAAAGTCGGTCTCGAAAATATCCTCCTCGACCGGCTTAACGTGGTCATTCCAGAGCGCGTTAAGATCGCGGATCATCTTAACCTTCCCGAGCGCCTTCTCCAGAAACTTGAAATAGGCGTCCGGCTCGTCGGCGGCGCTGGGTGCTACGGCCTTGGGAGCCGGTTTCTCGCCCGTCTCGTCTCCGGGGAATGGCTTGTGGCCGTCCTCATCCAGCTTCGGAGCCTGTTTTTCGGAACCGGCCTCCTTGCCCTTCCCTGCGTCTCTGCGGGCCGTTTTCTCGGCAACGTCCCCGAGCTTGTCGTCCGCGCGCTTGCTTCGGCGCTCATCGGTCGTTTGCCCGCCAGCCATGCCATCATCGTCCTCGTCTTCGAAAACGAGGTTGAGAAGCGAGCCAGCGCCGTACCGCTTGCCGTAGGAGGTCGAGGAGCCGACGCCCTGCACGTTGTTTTTGCTTCCGCTCAAGTCGAGTGGGAGCCGCATCGTTGTTTCTTCGCGGTGCCCGGCGCTATGCGAGAGCACCGTCTGCACTATCACCTGATCGCCTTCGCGCTCGTTTTTGAACCAGAGGGCAAAGCCGTGTTTCCCGAGGATCGGCTTGATGATGACGGCAATGTCATCCCACTTCGCGTAGGGGGTCGATTGCAGGACCTTATTCGGATTGCCTTTGTCGCGAATCTCGATAGTGCCGCGCCGGGTAATGACCGGGAGATCGGACTGCATTTCACCGAAAGCAATATCGTACTGCCGCCGCGATTCTTCCCTGTCCAGCCGCTCTTTCATATCGAGCAGCTTTTCCATTTTCAGAACATCAACCGCCGGGTCGCTGGCCGCGCGGGCGATGATGGCGAGCAGCGACGGCTCGGCTTGCGGGGCCATCTTGGCCGGGGCCTTTGCCGTTTGCGTTGAAACGGCGGTTCCAGTTGCGTCGGGGTTTTTCTTCGTGCGTCCCATGGTCTCTCCTAACGGATGTTCGATTTGACTTTGCCGATGAACCGGACGCCCTTCACAGGCTTCCGGTCCTCGTGTTTTTTCGCATGGCGCGCGATCACCTTTTCGATTTCCGCGACCGAGAAAGAATCACGCATCGCGTTAAGGTCGATCTTGGCATAGTCCTCGATCACGCCTTGCCATACCCGCTGGGCGCTGGCGGTAATTCCATCGCCAACAGTCGCGCGGGTGAGGTCCGCCGCAGAAGCGTTCGCAGCCGCTTCCGCTTCACCCGCGCGCTCTGCCGCCGACTCGGCCTTGGCCGTAGCCGTGGCCGCTCGTTTTGTGCCTTCGTGCTTCTCTGCGAGTTTGGCCTGCCGCTCGGCTTCAAGCCGCGCCGCTTCTGCCTGCCGCCGCGCTTCCTCGCGCGCAAGCCGATCCTTTTCGGCCTGATAATCGTCTGCGCGAGCGTTCATCGCCGCTGCGATCTTGGAATAGCGCGTGACGAAAGTTTCGTTGAAAAACTGATCGACAGTCTTCGCAGCTTCGCGCAGGGGCTCTTTCTCGGTCTCGAAAGCCGAGCGTTCCTCTTTCGTGAAGGTCCGAATGTCCTTGATGATTTGCGCCACGATGCCGAGATCGGCGTCCGATTTCAGAACCTTCGGCGCGGTATTTGCCCGCGCGGCCAAGTCCTCCAGTTTTTCGATAAGCGCTTTATGCTCCGGCTTCTCGGCAAGCAATTCGCGCTGCGATGGCGGGTTGTTTCCGCCTGCTACGGCGCGCGGGTTTTCTGCGGTTTCCATTTAAGCCCCCTTCTTGCTGGCGCGCAGGACCGGGAAGCTCGTCGGCTTTACCTCGTATCCGGCGCGGTGTTGGACCTTGCAGGTTAAGCCGTAGCCCGGAACGTATGCCTGCTCATGGCCTGCAAGTTTTGCCATGACTTCTGCCTTGAGCGTCTTTTCCCGCTCAGAAAGTTCCTTGATCGCCGCTTTCGTTTCGAGAAGATCGTCCAGCGCCGCCGCGATCCGGTTGTCCTTCGATAAGTCGATAACGCCCTCTATCGGGGTGTCGTAAAGCGCAGCGATGCGCTTGCCGTCTTTCGAGAAGTCAAATTCCGGCGGGGTCTTCGTCGCAACCGCATCCCAAAAATCAGCGGCGGCATCGCGGATATTCTGGAGCACTGCCTGCGCGTTTTTGCTTTTGAGATCGATGCGAATCAGCGGGCAGGAAATCCCGAAATCGACCACAAGAGGCGCGACCGCTGCCCAATCCGCGCCCCATAGATGAGCGTCGATAAGGGCCTGCACCATAACCCAATCCGGCGGCGTAACCTCGCGGCCTTCAAGCGGCGCGTTATCGTCCGGGTCGGAAAACCACTTGCGCCGGAAGATCATCGCGTGAACTGACTTGATCTGCACCACGCCCATCCCATGATCTGGATCGGAAGCCAGAAGGTCAGGGGTTGCGCCGATCCGGGCCTGCGGGTCGCGGCAGTAAACGCCCGGCGGCGCGAACTTGATGTGTGGATGATCTTCGGCCAGCAAGGCCATGGCGATAGGCTCAAGCAGCCGCCCGCGCCGCATCGCATCGCTCTCGGGCTTCGGCTGGACCTTGCCGACCTTCTCCTCGTAGAGACCGCGCGCAGTCTCGTATTCGTGAATGCCGAGAAGCGCTGGCAACCGGCTCGCGGTAAGATCGCGGTGCCGAAGCTCGAACCATTCAGCCGAACCCGCCACAACCGGGATGCGCTCGAAATTACCCGCCGGAGCGGACTTAGCCTTTTTCGCCATGGAAGCCTCCTATAAGCGCCTGCAAGCGCTGTTGGTAATGGTTAATCCGTCTTTCGATTCCCGGCAAGAGAAAAGTGGACGCCCGAGCCATCCGCTGCCGGGGGAGGTTTCGACGACTCAGGCGTCCTAGCGGCTCTCAGCCGCTTCTCGGCTGCGCGTCCGGCCAAGGATTGGCGCAGCGCGAGGAAGATCAAAACAGAGAGAGGGGCGAGCATTGTCCAAGCAGTAGCGGTCATTTGCGCCGCCCGAAGTCTTCCCGCCGCCAGCATTCAGGCGCGGGCACCTGCGAGAGAATTGCCGCGTCCCCGCTCGAATAAGAAACCATCACCACAGTCGATGAACCGGGGAAGGCCATCCCAATTGCGCGGGAGAGAAACATCGCGTCCGGTCCGCGAAAAACATGCGAGTCCTTGTAGGATACGCCAGCGCGAAAGGCTTCCGCCTCGATAATCTGGCGAGCGGTTGCGCAGCCTTCGATCTTCTCGACCGCGCGCCGCCATTGAGCGATTGCGGCGGTGTTTACCGCTATGGCCGATGCCAGCGCCGCAGCTATTAAGCCGGAGGCGAGTTTAGCGCTCATGGCAGCACCGGAGCCGCGTCAAGGCGGCGGTCTCGGGAGAGGTTGAGATAATCGATTGCGTCCGCAATCCTGTCAGCGCGCGACCGCATCGGCCTGTACGCCCTTTGGGCAATCCCGCGCCGGATATGGCCAGCAAGCGCAAGATGCGCAAATTCAAGCCCGCGAGGCGTCGTGGTGTGCTTGAGGGTCTTGCGGTCGATCTGGTTGCGGATGAATAACCGGCCCTTGGCGCGGATTGCTTCGCTGGCGGCAAGGCCACCGTTATTGGCGATAGTCGATGCTGAAAGCATTTCATTTCCCCGGCTTCGATGGGCTTTTATAAAGCCATCCTTTCGTCTTATGCAAGAGAAAAAGAAAAGATCAGCTTTATTTTTTTTCGAGGCCGGTTTATTGATCGGGCATGACAGAAGATCAGATGGCGGCGCTGGCCGCAGAAGCTCTAGCTGAAATCAAGCTAAAAATCCGTGCTGTGGGCATTTCCCGCGCCCTCGGCGGGGCTCCTACTCCGCAGGCGGTAGGCCAGTGGACCCGAGTTCCGGCCGAATACTGCCTGAGGCTTGAGGCCGCCAGCGGCGTCTCCCGCTATCGCCAACGCCCGGACGTTTACGGGCCAGAACCGGAGGCCCCCAATGCGTAGGTCCGCGCCGCAACCGACGCCGGGAGAGGCCGATCTGGCGCACCTCCTTTACCGGCAGGGCCTAAAGGTTCCGTCGATCTGTAACCGGCTCGGCGGACGGTATTCCATCGACACGATTAGCCGCCTTGTGGTTCCGGGCTATCGTGAAATGCGCGCGGCAGCGGCCCGCGAACGGCGCAAGAAAAACCCGGCCCCGAGCGAGGTTAAGCGGCAGGCTGCGGCCAAGCCACCGGCCAAATCACCCGAGGAGCGCAAGCGCAAGATGGCCTACGGCGGCCTTGCTGTGGCGATCAAGGCGAAGACCGCCGCCGTTCAGAATCCGCTCCCGAAAGAGCCGGAGGTAGCGATTGAGCCGCTTCGGGTTCCGCTTTTCGACGTTCCGCTTGGCGGCTGTAAATTCGCGGTGACGCCGCATAGCACCGCGCCCGACAAGCACCTTTTCTGCGGCCTCCCGGCAGGAGAAGGGGTGCCTTACTGCCCGAATCACAAGAAGATCACGCAAGGCGTGAAGATCGGCCAATCCCGGCCGCAATAGGAGAAACTATGCCTAAGACTAACGGCTACGACACCGGCCTTGCCGGTGAATTTATCGAGCGCATCCAGAACCTTCATGGCGATCTGGAAAGCGAGCGCGGCGCGTATATGGCCGCCTGCAAGAAAATCCGCGAGGACATCAAGGAAGTTCTCGCAGAAGCCGAATCAGAAGGGTTCGACAAGAAGGTCATCAAGGCCATCGTGAAAGAGCTTGAGCTTTTCGAGAAGATCAAGCGGTTGCCGGACGGCTTCGATATGGACACGCAAAGCCAGTACGAAGCGCTTTCTTCGGCTCTCGGTGCTTTTGCTGACACCGCGCTCGGGCAGGCCGCACTGGATCGGTCCAAGGATGAATCCAGCAAGTCCGGCGCAGCCGGAACCGAAGCCAGCCAGCCGAAGGCCAAGAAGGCCAAGAAAGACAAGGCGGCGGCACCCATCGGCTCGACCGAATCGACTTCGGAAGTCAAGCACTAATGCCGATTCGGGGGCAGATATACGCTCTCGATCTCGGGCAATCGGCGGGCTTTTGCAAAGGCCCGCCGGGACGCCCCCCTGTCTCCGGCGGCATCCGGCTCTATCGCCCGAATGAGGGCATAGGCCGGGGCTTCGGAAACCTTATCGCCTTTTTGAACGAGGAGTGGACCGCAGAGCGCCCGGAGCTTGTCGTGGCCGCCCGTCCCTTCTCGCTGCAGGCCGCCAGCGCGGTCGGCAACTCCCCCGACGCCGTTTATTCGTCTTACGGGTTCCGCGCCATCGTGCGCGGCATGGCCGACCGATTCGGCATCCGTTACCACGAGATTCACGAGGCAACCGCGCGCAAGATTTTCACCGGCCGGGGCCGCGCCGGAAGCCGCGCCGAAACAAAGCAGATGGTCCTCGACCGCTGCCACTTGCTGCAATTCTTCCCGCGATCTTGCCGCGACGATAACCGGGCAGATGCAGTTTGCATTCATTTTGCCGCCTGCCACGAATACGGCAGCGCGGTTTCTAAGGAGCTTTTTCTTTTCGGAGAAGGCCAAACGGAGGCTAAACGTGCAAGAAAAACAAGGCGGCCCCGTCCGCGCGCCGGGCTCGTGTAAAATCGAGGTTATGAAAGATCGGGTGCGGGTGAACGGCAAAGACGCCGGGCTCTCGGTCTTAGGATTCCGGCTTTTCATGGAGCTTTACCGGAAACCCGGCGCTGTACGCTCGCCGCTGGCCTGCACCATGGCCGTTTGGCCGAGCCGGACTGAGCCGGATATTGCCGGGCTGAATGGCCTTCTGACCCATCTTCGCCGCCATATCGACCGGCCCGGCTTCCCGTCCCACTTCGGCATAGACGGCAACCGAGGGGCCTATTTTGACCCTATCGCCCGAGCGGTCGGAAACAAGATGTTTCAGTCGGAAAGGGTTTCGAGAAAGGGGCCTCGCGGTGAATAAAAAGCCTGCTCCAATCAAATACGAGGATCTTGAAAGGTGGCTCTTTAACGAGGGTATGCGCCTGCGCCGGTACGACCCTGAAATGGCGAAGATGCCGGAAGCTTTGTTGCGGATGCTGCGCTATGTCCAGCGCGGCGAATTTCACGTTTTCGGTCGCGGCTCGATGACCGACCGAATCAAGGTAACAGACGAAGCGCCTTATGGCGCGTCGGGCGATCTGGATTTGCCGGGGAAATAAATGAAAGAAGAATTTTACAAGATGGAATTTAATCGGTGGGACTCCGGCACCATCGATCTGACGCTTGAGCAAGAGGCCGCTTATCTGCGCCTTTGCCATCAAATGTACCGCGAACATAGGTCAGTAAAAAATAGCGAGCGGATGCTTTGTTCGATCTGGCGGTGCCATCCGAATAAGGCCCGAGCGCTCCTAAAAGCACTCATTGACGCAGGCAAGGTGTCGGTCACGTCTGACGGGTGTCTCGAAAATTCCAAGGTACACGCAGCCTTGACGCACCGCACACACGTTGGACACGCGCGCACCATGTCGGGTAGACTCGGTGGACACGCATCATGGGTGTCAAGGCGTAAGTCTTTGGAAAAAAAAGAAACTGATGAAGCAAATGCTTCAAGCAAAACGAACCAGAGGAGAGTAGAGGAGAGTAGAGTAGAGGAGATAAGAAAAGAATCCAGCGCTGGTGCGCTGGCGAGGGTGCCGACCAAGGAAAGAGCTTCAAAATATCCGCCAGACGTTGAGGCTGCACGAAAGGCTTTCCATGATCGCGCGCGCGTTCTGAAATTGCAGGGCAGTCAGGTCGAGCAGCTTTTGAAAGCGCACGGCTTCCATGAAAGTTCATCGCCAGAAATTATGCTGCGCGCAATCCAGAAGGGGCGGAAAGACCTTGAGGCTTCCGCTTCCGCGCGCGTTCCGCGAACCTACCTTGCGGCGATCATTCGACGCCTTGGCGAAACCGAAGCCGCGCAGAGCGGTGTGAACTACGATCCGGCGTTTTGACGATGCGCAGCGCGGACGAAATCCTGCGGGAGCAAAAGATCGAGCGGCGCGGTAGCCGTGACCGATTTCGGACGCTTTGTCCCCGCTGTTCTTCAAGCCGAAAGAAAAAACGCGACCCATGCCTTTCGGTCTTGATCGATAGCGTCGGGGTGCAATGGTACTGCTTCAACCAATGCGACTTTCGGGGAGGCGAGTTTTATGAACGAAAACGCGGCGCGTATGCTGGGGGCTTCAACCCTCAAATGGCTGGAGGAAAGAAAGCTCGACCCGGAGACGGCGGCGCGGCTCGGGGTCTATACCGGCCGAAAGGTCGGTGAGAACGTCGAACCGAACCCGGCGGGAAACATCATCGTTTTCCCGCGCTTCGACAAAAGCGGCGAGCGGGTGCTGGGCGAAAAATATCGCGGGCCGAATAAACGGTTTTTCCAAAAAAAGGATGGCGAGCGGTGTTTTTACGGGATGGAGGTTTTTTCGGACCCCTCCATTTACCGCGAGGAAGCCCCTACGCCGGTTATTATCGTCGAGGGGGAGCCTGACCGCCTGACCGCCGTGCAATGCGGTTTCTGGGCCACCGTAAGCCCGCCTGACGGGGCTCCACCGCCGCCAAGAGGGGCGGATTCTGGTTCGGCGGCAACCGAGGCGGACGATGAGGCTGGAAAGTTTCGTTTTGTCTATCTTGCGCGCAATGATCTTGCGCGGGTGAAGCGTTTCGTCATTGCGGTCGATAACGATGAGCCGGGCAAGTATCTGGCGAGCGAGCTAGTCCGGCGGCTGGGCGCGGCGCGGTGCTCTTTCGTGACGTACCCGGAAGGCTGCAAAGACCTAAACGATGTTTTGATGCAGCACGGCCAGCAGGAGGTCGTTCGGGTTATCAATTCGGCGCAGCCGTACCCGCTGAAAGGGCTTTACAAACTCTCGCAATATCCGATGCGACCGAAGGTCGAGACGCTGGCAATCGGGATGCCGTCGCTTGAGGAATTTTTGGGATTGTATTGGGGCGCGGTCGTTATCGGAACTGGAATCCCCGGCCACGGCAAGACGACTTTGCTAGGTGGTTTGATGTGCAATCTCGCGGAGCGTTACGGCGTGACTTCCGCTATTGTTTCGCCGGAAATGCCGACCGTTCCGTTTTTGCGGGATCGTTTCCGGCGAATGTTTTTGCGCCGGGATATTTTCTCTGACGCCACCGGGACGTATTCGGTGCCGGATCATCTTCTCGCGAAGGCAGACGAATTTATCGAGAAGCACATCACGTTCATCGAGCCTGACCCGACCGGCGAGAGCGACGAGGAGGTTACGGTCGATTGGGTTCTAGATCGTGCGACGGAAGCGGTTGAGCGCGACGGGATTCGATTGCTCGGAATTGATCCTTGGAATCAGCTTGAGCATTCGCGGCTGCGGGGCGAGACAGAGGCCGATTACGGCAAGCGCGCGCTGCGGCAGATTTTTCGCTGGGCGAAGCGCTATGAGGTTTTGACGTGGATTAACGCGCACCCAACGAAGACGGTAGGCGAAGGCGGCAAGGCGCGGATGCCGACGCCTTACGACATTGACGGCGGCGCGCACTGGTACAACGCGCCGGATTTTTGCGTCATCGTTCACCGGCCGAATAAGGCGATAAACGAGACGCTAATTCGCGCTGCGAAGGTTCGGCACTCGCCGGAAACCGGGAAAGATGGGACCGCGACGATGCGGTTTAATTCCGGCTCACAACGCTTCGAGGAAATCGACGGCATGGAGGTTTTGCTTTGAAAGAGATCGATATTCGGGAGCGCTGCTCGCGCTGCAAACTGCGGCGAGGAGTGCAGGTGACGCCGGAAGGAAAGGCCAGCGCCTTCATCCCGATGAAGGTTTGCGATGACCACGACCGCTGCGCTGGCGAGCTTCACAAGCTGGCGCAGGCGGAAGGAAAGCGGAGCGTCGATAGGATGCGCGCCGCCGAAGCGAAGCGGCAGCGCAAGCGTGAGAAGCGCATGACGGTGACAGCATGAGGGAACCCGGCACCGCGTTTATTCTTGCTGCCTCACAAGTCGAGGCCGATTCGTTTCTCGAAAGTCGCGGGTGCGACCGGGCTTTCGGATGCTGGTGGGACGCAAAAAGCGGGCGGCGGCTAGTGTTTCTCGACCGGGCGGCGCGGCTGAAACCCCTTTCCCGGCCTTCGGTCTATTCAATAACCGGCTGCGAGCGGCATCCAGAATATGCAGCAATCCGGCGGATTATGCAGGACCGCAAGGCGCGAGAGGTAATCTATCCGTGAACCAAGAATTCTCTTGCGCCCTTGCCGTGGGGCGCTATCCTGTCCGTGAACCCCTTTGCAGAGGGAAATAGGAATGCCCGATTATATTTTGACCCGAGACGGCAGGCGCGTAACCGCTACGGCGCGGCCTTTGTTTCGCGATGACGTGATGTTCTCGCAGATCGATGGCCGCTGGCATAAATTCGTGGCTGTCGGCGTTGATCGCCTCGAATGGAGGCTGGCCTAATGCACTTCGATCCGAGGGACGATGGGTTTAATTCAGCGGTAGTGGTGGGGGTGCAGGGCACCACGCGCCGCATCCTTCGCCGCTTTCCTATCGAGGACATGGGCGAGGCGACAGAATATGCGCTTTCGATAAACGGCTATGAGGACGTGCTGGTCGAGCGCTCGCGGCAGCATGTCAACAAATACGATCACCGATTCAAGCCTGAAATGCCGTTTCGCGCGGAGCATCTTCGTTCGGTTTCTTACGTTCTCGACCGGCACGGCCATGAGGTTGCGGTGTTGCGCGGGCCGCAGGCTTATCGCCAGAACTTGGCGCGGTTTATTTGTTCGGGAGCGGCGCAATGACTAACGCAGGGAAGATAGAGGAAGCGACTGGCAAGCATACTCCGCTGCCTTGGTATATCCGTCGAGGATACGACACAAACGATGCAGTTGGAATCGGCGCTCACTCTAAGGGCCCAGCAGGCGGATGGGTCGGTCTGCACGTCGCAGACCTCCCTACCGGCGACGCCGCCATCGCCCTTTGCATCGCCGCTCTCAAGGCCCGTGAAGCAGGAGTTACCCAGCATGTCCGGTGAAGCCAAGACGCCTGACAAGGTGAAACTGACGAAGGCGCAATTAGAGGTTCTAAAACTTATTGATCGCGCACCGTATTTGGAAATTCGCGACGGCAACATTCGACGTATCGCCAACCGGCTTGTCGATGCTGGGTTGTGCAAACCTTTTGGGGGGCCGCGCGATGGTGGGGCCGAAATACGAACTCACCCCTTCCGGCCGCTCTGCCCTTCAAGGAGACGATAAGTGAAACCAGACCTAGAAGAACTGCGCAGGCTGGCGGAAGCGGCGACTCCGGGCCCTTACGACGCGCGACTTGTTCGCGGGATACCGGCAGACTGTGTTGATTATGGCGTTATCTCACTTGTCACAGGCCAAGAGACTTGTCGCACATGGACGGAAGATGACGCGCGCTTCTATGCCGCCGCCAATCCCCAAACCGTACTTTACCTTCTCGACCGCATCAAGGACTTGGAAGCGGATAACGAGAGGATGCGAGAGGCATTGGAGCAACGAGACAACGACTTGTCGCTCGTGCTCGATTGTTTTGAGTTCTATCGGGATGCGGCCGGAGAAAGCATGGACCCAGAGGATTCAGAGACTATTCAGCAAATAAATTCCGATCTGATCTTGCGGCAACTCGATGTCGCTAGGGCTGACCGCGCCCGCGCTCTACTAGAAGGTGAATGAAGATGATTAGCTGCCCCAAATGCAGAGCCATCAATATTTCTGGACCGAGATACGTCAAATTTAGATTTGGTGGCGAAGCTCTTCGCTACACCTGCAACAATTGTGGGTTTGAGTGCGACGAACCTACAGCGGATTCTAGGGGCGACGAGCGAGGTTTTCAGCCTCTGTGGAAACTGTCTGGACGACGCCCATGACGACGCAAGCACCCATGATTGTGTCGCTGCACCAAAACTACCTTCTCCCCGTAGCGCAGGAGGGTTGGGCGCTGAAACCAAGCGAACCCACAAAGGAGATGTGCGAGGCAGGCGCAGAAGCATTGCGGGGCGAGTTACCGCTCGTCGGCGAGTTGCGTCTTAGCTTGCATGGATGGGCTGCTTACCACGCCTACAAAGCAATGCTCGCTGCCGCCCCCACACCTGCCAGCGCAGTAGCGAGTGAGGCGGAATCCTTGCCGGATGATCTGGAGGTTCTTCGGGAAGGCACGTTATGTCTGAAATCGGAATACGGAGACAATAGCGGTCGCATCGACGCCTACATCGTATCGTCAGGTGAGTTCTTCTGGGGCGGCACTCAAACCGCAAGCGAGCAGCGAAAGCTACTCGTAATCCCGGTCTCCGATCCTTTTGCTTCGCTCAAGATCGCTGTCGATCACATCGAGCATATGGCGAATTTCATCTCTGCGATGAACGAAAAGCACAATGCCGGGTACTCGTTTGAATCTCTCGGCGAAGACATGCCTGACATTCGCGCCGCACTCTCCGCAACGGGAGGCGCGAAATGAGCGTCTACCTGAAACCATGCACTGGATGCCCGCTACGTGAAGGTTGCGAGCAGCGCAACGAGTTTCGCAGGCGCGTATCAGGGCTTGGGCTGCGCTCAGCAACCTTCAACTGCGACCGGCTTAAAGATGCCATCGCGCCAGGCACGAGAGTTCTCGTATCGCACCCGATCGCGGTCGATGCCGGCGGCACATGGTACAATGGACCAGAGATCAGAATTATCCGCGCAGACCTTCCTGCAACGATCACCAATTCAGACAGAGACAAGTTCTCGTGCGTGATCGACCGCGACTCTCTGCTCGAAGCCATCGAAGATCATGGTGGCGATGGAGCCGAAAATGCGGACACCTACCGCTTCCGCAAGACGATGGGTGCTCGCAGGATAATTCGCTTTCTCGACGAACCCAGGCGCCGCATCTGCGGATGCGGAAACGCCGTCCTGCCAAGCGGAGATTGCGACCGGAAGCCTGACGTAGATTGCTGGATGCAGCACTGCGCTGATGTGAACCCAGCCACCGCTGGAGGCGCGAGATGAAACTCACAAGGAATGAGCAAAAAGAATTTGACGATCTTGCCGCTGAATGGGTTCGCCTGATGAAGCGTCACAAATTCCGGGTCGGGATGCGTGTGCGTCCTAGTCGGTACGCTCTTGAACGTGGAATGTTTCGCGGCACTTATCGGGGCGTTAAAAAGTCCAAAGCAAGCGGCGTTGTCGTAGCCGTCGATGAGTTTAACAGCCCTACCGTCCGTTGGTCCTATCGGCGCACTGGAAATCGCTATTTCGGAGGATTTATCACACCTGATCGTCGCACCACCACCAGAGGCTCTAGCGATGGCCGGTGAAGATCAGGATTTCATCGACGCGAACACAATCTTCGATGAAGGCCATGAAGATGATCTCGCAATGTGCTGTGGTCTTGATGATCACGGGCACTGTCAGAACATCGGCACGGAATGGTGCGATTGGAAGTGCCCGTTCAACCACGAGGCCACGCACAATAATTCTCGCAAAAGACGCGAGCGATCAGCACCGCTGCTCGATGTTCTCGCCGAAGCGCTTGCCAAAGGAGCACCCGATGGCCGGTGAAGTGAAGCTGACGAAGTCGATGCGCGAGGGGCTCGAATGGTTCGAGAAGAATGGTCCTACCTCCTTGTTCGGAGTGAATGACCCATCATCTGTAATTCGTAAGCGGCTTTTGAAGGCTGGCCTCATCGAAACGTGCGGGGTCGAGCGCGGCGCATCTGCTTTCTCATTTGTGAAGTATCGGATTAGCGCCGCAGGCCGCCGCGCCTACGCGCAAGGGATCGAAGACGCGGAGAAGGCTTGCGAGAAAGTCCAACGGGTTCTGCGCGAGCCGACCCGCGAGGAATCCCGAGCCCTTGCCGATGCTGGCTATATGCCTTTGTCGGAATACGTGAGGTTGTTCGGGGAAAAATAGCATGGAAGTCATCGAAGGCGGCAGACGCAGCGGAAGAACAAAGGCGCTAGTGCTAGGGCTTGAGGAAGGATCAATCGTAATCGTCCACACCGTTGCGACGGTCGATTACGTGCGGAAGATGATTTACGACCTGCGCGGCGCTTATTTCGCTCGGACCTGCAAGGTTTTGTATCTGACCGGTGCGAGCGATGCGCGGCGGCAGCTTGCGGGAGTAGATCGGCCAATCGCCATAGACCATGCTTTCTTAGATTACGCCGACTCCGGCCTTGCGGAGGCCGTACAGGCGGCTAAGGATCGCGCTTCTTGGCGGCTGGACGTGGCCGCGAATCGAAGATAGGATTCATCCATAACCCCAGCAGAGAGGGGCGCGGTTCTGGAGCCTTAGGGGCCAGAATATCCCCCATAGAACGAGACGCCCCCGGTGCCAAAAGGCCGGGGGCGTTGTCTTTTCTGGCATCCCGAGCCAATATTGAATCCTGCCGAAGCGGCACCTTTCGGGGTCATGGCTGTGTACCCGGTAAACCAAGAGGGGCTTAGGCTGAAAAGGCCGCCGGAGCCGCTTAGGCGTTCATTGCTTTGTCCGGCAAGCCCCTTGCAGCCACTTAAAATTCTGGTATGTTTTTCTGGCCCCCAAAGGACGCCTCCCCGGCAGTTCTGCGGAGACGCCCGCCCTAGATTAGCCTCCGGGGCGGGCGTTTTTATTTCTTGCGGAAATCTATGGGGCGATTTAATTTAATCCCGCTTCGCTTAGACGCCTCTTGGCGGGGCACTCGCTCGGGCGGCGCTAACACCTCCCGCGCAACACCTTCGGCTCCGGTAGCCTAAAGCCATCCGGGGCCGTTGATGCGGGGTAGAGCAGCCCGGTAGCTCGTCGCGCTCATAACGCGAAGGTCGCCAGTTCAAATCTGGCTCCCGCTTCCAGTTTTAATTCTGCGGTTGACGGCTGCTGTATCGGGTCTGGGCGCACACCCAGAAAGTGCAAACGGTACACGCGGGAGCCTGCCGGGGAGACGTTGCCTGACCCATAAGGGCGCGCCCTTGATCTGGCCCGCAGGATGCCGAGCGCTCCGTCGCTCAAAAAACGGCCTCGCCTTCGGGCGGGGCCGTTGCTATATTGGCGGGGTAGTCAATTCGAGGCGGGCGCTGACCCTGATTGCAAGCAGGCGAGCCCTAGAAATTGACGCGGTGAGTATCGACCTCGTAATCATCGCGGTCTAGCGGCAAGATAAGACAAACCCAGCCGGGGAGGGTGATTGCCGTACCCCGGCACCAATTTGGCAGCGGCGTGGAAAGCAGACACGCGGGCTAATACGGTGATCCGCCGTCGCGTAAGCGAGCGTCCAAATTTGATGCCGAGTCCGAAGGGCTGTGAAGCGGCCAGCCACGCATCAAAGCCTGAAAACGCGGAAAGCCGGAGTAGCGCCCGGCCTGCCATTTTGCTATATTTTCGACGGCGCGGCCCCCGGTTCTGTTTACTTGCGGCAGGACGTTGCAAGCGGGGGCCGCTGCGATTTTCAGGAGGCTAAAATAAATGAACTTTCATGTTCCTACGCCGCTTCGGCGATTATCTGAAATCGTTGAAGAATACGACGAGAAGCGAAAGGCTATCCCGCAGGCGCTTGAAGCCTTTAATGCCGCCGGACGAGCGCTGGAATTGGCCGTCACAATTGCCGGAGTCTATGGCAACACCAAGATCGACACGGGCTCTAACTACGCTCATGCACTGGAGCGAAGCCTTCTGGTATCAGCATGGAAGCACGTCTATGCGGGCCTGAATATCGACCGCTTTGCAAGCCCTGACGACAAAAAGAGGTTTGAGCAGGGGATGGAGAACCCAGCTCCATTCACTATCGATAACATCCGAGCGACGTTCGGACACTATATCCAAGACCCGCGCGGGAGTATTCTTCGCGCGCTTGCGGAAGTCTTCTGTGGGCTGGACCCCGCCTATAAGTCCCACGATAAGGTCAAGATCGGCGTTAAAGGATTACCGAAGCGAGTTATTTTATCGAACGTCCAAAGCTATGGCGGTTACGGCCGAGACAAGCTGGTTTCGATTCTCAACGCCCTAGCGGCAGTCCAAGGAAAGCCGCTTGTCGAGTGGAGAGAAGTATCCGCGCTCATCGAGCGCGAGGACGCCCTACTCGTTGACGGCGAGATTCCGGGGGGTCGATACGATGATGGCCCCACCAAGATCGTAGGCAGAGGTGTTCGCCTTCGCCGGTTTAGTAACGGCAACGGCCACCTATTTTTTGAACCTAAAGAGCTTGCCGACATCAACAGCGGACTCGCTGAGTTTTACGGCAATGTGCTGCCCGATACCCCGGACGAAAATCCGCAGAAGCGCCAAAACACGGCAGTTAGCAAAGACCTGCAATTCTACCCAACACCGCTCAAGATCATCGAAAGAGTTCTAAGCGACGTATATCAAATCAAAGGAAAGAAAGCGCTTGAACCGAGTTGCGGTGACGGGCGGATCATGGACGCGCTACGCGCCGCTGGCGCTGACGTTCTTGGTATTGAAGTCGATGCCGGACGCGCTGCTGTTGCAAGGGCGAAGGGACACGCGGTCCTGCTCAAGAATTTCCTTGAAACGATCCCGACCGGCGATTTCGATCTAGTCGTTATGAACCCGCCTTTCTACGGGAAGCACTACGCGAAGCACGTTATCCACGCTCTGAAATTCCTAAAGTCTGGAGGGAAGCTAGTCGCGATTCTGCCCGCAACAGCGCGCTACGACCACGGCTTGATTGAAGCGCGAGACAAGGATTGGTACGACTTGCCCGTAGGATCGTTTAGCGAGAGCGGGACTAACATCAATACGTCAGTCCTCTCGATAATTAAGAAGGATGGGTAAACATGCCTTTCAGGATGGACGCTCGCGGAAACCCGAGAGTGATCCGTAAATAAATCCAGCCTATAAATTCTCCCATGAAAATCCGTCTCGCTGATCCTGAAACGCTCAAGCCATACCCGCATAACCCGCGCCTCATATCGCAGGCCGCAATCGACAAGGTGCTTGCATCGGTCAGGGAGTTTGGCTGGCGGCAACCGATAGTCGTTGACGAGGATGGCGTGATCCTTGTTGGGCATACCCGGCGACTCGCTGCGATCAAGGGTGGCTACAAGCAGGTGCCGGTCCATGATGCGACCGGGCTTTCTGACGCGCAGAAGCGGGCCTATCGCCTCGCGGACAATCGGACGGGCGAGGAATCGGAATGGGACATGCCTGTGCTGGCGACGGAGATCGCCGGGCTGCGCGCACTGGACTTCGATCTAAAGCCGCTCGGTTTCGATACGCCGGAACTGCGGGCGCTTGAGGCGAAAGAGCCGGGTAAGGACGCTGAGGCCGTGCCGGAGCCGCCGAAGAACCCAGTAACCCGGCCGGGCGATCTCTGGCAGCTTGGCGACCACTACTTGCTCTGCGGCGATTCGACGAAGGCCGAGGCCGTTGCTGGGCTTCTCGACGGTGCCAAGCCGGTGCTTATGCCGACCGACCCGCCGTATGGCGTGGAATACGACGCCGACTGGCGCAATGTCCGGGTAAGACAGAATGGGGCCGCCACTGGCGGCCGAGCCGTCGGGAAGGTTGAGAACGACCACCGGGCAGATTGGCGCGAGGCGTGGGCGCTATTCCCGGGCGATGTGATGTATGTTTGGAGCGCAGGTCTGCGCTCCAAGGAAGTCCTCGAAAGCATCGAGGCCGCGGGGTTTGAGGTTCGCGCTCAAATCATTTGGACGAAATCGGTTTTCGCCATCGGCCGGGGCCATTATCATTTTCAGCACGAGCCATGCTGGTATGCCGTTCGCCGCGGCGGCACGGCGAATTGGCGAGGCGACCGCAAGCAAACGACCGTTTGGCCTATCGACCATCGCAAAAGCGAAACCGGCCACTCGACACAAAAGCCTATCGAGTGCATGAAACGCCCGATAGAGAACAATTCAAAGCCGGGCGATTCCGTTTATGAGCCCTTTGCAGGGTCCGGCACCACGCTAATCGCCGCCGAAATGACCGGGAGACGCTGCTACGCCATCGAAATCTCCCCTGCCTATTGCGATGTTATCGTCCGGCGCTGGGAAGAATTCACCGGGAAGCGCGCAAGGCTCTCGGAAACCGGCGATAGCTTCGAGCAGACGGCGAAGCGCAGGAAGGTGAAAACGAAATGAGGCGGGTGATCGTCGAGAGCCCATACGCGGGCGAAATCGAGGAGAATGTGAAATATGCCCGCGCGTGTGTGCGCGACTGTCTCCTGCGCGGTGAGGCCCCGATTGCGAGCCACCTCCTGCATACGCAAGACGGGATTTTACGCGACGGCGTTCCCGAGGAGCGTGCGCTCGGGATCGCGGCCGGTCTCGCATGGGCGAAGGTCGCGGACGCTATGGTGGTTTATACCGACCGTGGCAGATCGAAGGGGATGCTCGCCGCAGTAGCTTATGCCGAGCAAGCCGGAGTGCTGGTGGAATTCAGGCGTTTGCCAAAAGACAAGCCCGCGCTTAAATAGCCTGCATGGCTCGCAGCAAGAAAAAAACCGCGACTACTCCCGAGGCGCAGCCTCCGGCCGCTGCCGAGCCGCCTAAACGCGGCCGTGGCCGCCCAGCCTTCGAGCCGACGCCTGAGCAGCGCTCGATTGTCGAAACGGCTATCGGCTACGGCCTGACGCAGACGCAGACCTGTATGTTGGTGAAGAACCCGCAGAACGGTCGGCCTATCGATATAAAAACCCTCACCCTTTATTTTGCCGATGAAATCCGAAACGGCGAGGCTGTCTGTCACTTTGAGGCGTCGGTATCGCTCCGGCATTTGATCCGGGGTCGGCCTGCGCAGTACGATGCTGCGGGCAACCTGATCCGCAAGGAGATTGAGGTCCAGCCGAGCGCGGTCTATTTCTATCACAAGACCCGTCGCGGCTGGCGCGAAACGCAGCATGTCGAACACTCCGGCGCAGTAGAGTTCAAGGATGCAAAGGCAGAGCTTGCACGTCGAATCGCTCGCCACGCTGGCGCGGAAGAATCCGAAGAAACTGGAGAAGGCGCTCGCGTCACTCACTGACGAGCAGGCCGACGAGCTTCTGCACGATTGGGAGTTTTGGGCGCGGCGCGAGCAGCTAGAGCCGTATGGCGATTGGCGGGTGTGGCTATTCCTCGCCGGACGCGGCGCAGGGAAGACTCGCAGCGGTTCGGAATGGATACGCAAGCGCGTCCGGCTCGGGTTTAACCGCATATGCCTGATTGCCCCGACCGCCGCTGACGTGCGCGACGTCATGATCGAGGGCGAGAGCGGAATCCTTGCCTGCGCGTGGGCGGGCGATAGGGACGTAAAGGGCGACTCTGTAGGCGTTCCTCGCTACGAGCCTTCCAAGCGGCGGCTGACTTGGAAGAACGGCGCGCAGGCCACGGCGTTTTCGGCAGAGGAGCCCGACCGGCTTCGCGGTCCACAGCACGACACAGCGCTATGCTTTATCGCCGGGACGATGGTGCTTACCGCCGCCGGAGAGAGAGCAATCGAAACCTTGCGACCGGGCGATTTGGTGCTGACTCGCTTGGGGCCTCGCCGAGTTTTGGGGAATTCTGAAAGGGTAGCGCTGGTCGGTGAGGTCCAGTTTTCCACGGGGAGGGCGCTTATTGGCACCCGAGATCATCCCGTTTACTCTGTGCATGGGTGGACGAGGATGGACCGCCTGCAACTTGGAGTTTTTGTATGTGCGGTCAATGCGTCGAATGGGGCGGGCACACTTGGCACCGATACAAGGGCGGCTATTACGAGCGCGGCACTAAGCGCAAGGGAGTCAAAAAAACATTCCGGCTACACCGAGCGGTTTATGAGCGCGCGCATGGAGCTATTCCGCGCGGGATTGATATTCACCACCGCGACGATGACCGCGCTAACAACAATATTGAGAACTTGCAGGCGCTTACGAAAGCAGAGCATTCGAGAGAGCATTGCAGGCGTGATCCGCTGGTTCGGCCAGATTGGGCTAATCGTGTCCCGTTTGATGTTTCCTGTCGGGCCTGCGGAAAGGTGCTCAAGCGAAAGAAAAAAATCAACGCTATTTGCACTCAGTGCCAGAATCGCAGGGTTCTTGAGGCAAGGAAGCATGAGCGCATTTGCCAGCACTGCTCGTCAAAATTCATCACCGTTACCGGAAACTTTTGCAGCCAGCGTTGTGTCAATCTGGCGACCAGTGGGGGAACAAAGCGTATTCTGCCTCAAGGTCGAGGATCAGCCAGAATACTTTGCGAACGGGGTGCTGGTTCATAATTGCGACGAGCTTGCCGCTTGGGCCGACCCTCGCGCGACGTGGGATATGATGAAATTCGGCCTGCGGCTCGGGAATGACCCGAGAGCCATGGTGACAACCACGCCGCGCCCTTTGCCGCTTATCCGCGAACTGAAAGACGATGACGACTCGGCGGTATCGCGCGGCAACACCTACGCGAACGCAGCGAACCTCGCTGAAACCTTCCTGAAAGACATTCGGGAGAAATACGAAGGGACTCGGCTCGGTCGGCAGGAAATTCAGGCCGAAATCCTCGACGATATTCCGGGCGCGCTCTGGACGCGGACGATGCTCGATGACGCCAAGGTGCGGATCGAGGCCGGGAAGCGAGTGAAGATCACAAGCGAGAACCTGCCAGATATGAGCCGAGTCGTGGTTGCGGTCGATCCTTCCGGTACGAAAGGCATTAAGCCGGAAGACCTCGTAAAGATGGACAAGCCTAACGATATTGGCATTGTCGCCGCCGGGCTCGGCGTGGACGGATTCGTCTATGTGCTTGAGGACCGCTCGGTAAACCTATCCCCGCTCGCATGGGGGCGCGTGGTCTGCGAGACGTACCGGCGCTGGAAGGCTGACCGCGTGGTGGCCGAAATCAACTTCGGCGGCGCACTCGTTGAAACGGTTATCCGAGCGACCGATCCGTTTATCTCCTACGAGACGATTACCGCCTCGCGCGGTAAGGTGGCTCGGGCAGAGCCTGTCGCTGCGCTCTACGAGAAAGGCCGCGTCAAGCATCTTGGCGATATGGCGGCGCTTGAGGATCAACTGTGCTACTTCGACCCGTCCGGTTATTTGGGCGAAGGTTCTCCCGACAGGGCGGATGCTATGGTATGGGCGATTACAGAGCTTATGCTCGGTGATAAAACGTATGACGGCTCGCTATCGTGGGTCGGTCGATAGGAGCAGCGAATGGCTCGCCAGAAATCAGCCACGAAGAAACTTGCGGACGCGCGTGGTGCGCTCGGGGTTTCGGACACGCTCGAAAACATGGCGAGCGGCATCGGGACGATGCGCGACAAGAACATGCAGGGCCGCTTTGTCGCCCGCTACAATTTCACGGATCAGGAAGCCGAAGCGAGCTACGAGTGGGACTCGTGGGGCCGAAAGGTTGTCGATATTCCGGCTTTTGACATGACGCGCGAGGGGCGCGAGTGGAAGACCGAGAAGAAAAACATCGAGCTTATCGAGGCGACCGAAGAACGGGTGAACTACGACTCGAAGCTGCTTGAGGCGCTGATTTACGCGCGGCTCTATGGCGGCTCGGTCATGGTGATGGGCATAAACGGGACCGGCGCTCCCGAGACGCCGCTGGTGCCGGAGCAAATCCAGAAGGACTCGCTGGCCTATATCCACGTCCTGCCGAAGTCTGAAATCTCGACCGAGGGACGGATTCGGGACGTGAACGATCCGCTATTCGGAGGCCCTGAAAAGTACCGGATCAGCGTCGAGAAAACCGGCGGCCAGATCGAAATTCATCCTTCTCGCGTCGTTCGGTTTGCCGGCGCTCGCGCGCCTTCCCGCCGCCGCACCGATCATTGGGGCAATTCAGTCCTGTGCTCTGTCTATGACGCCATGAGCAACGCCGCGCTTTCTTCGCAGGGCGTGGCCGCGCTCATAAACGAGGCCAAGACGGACGTTTTCAAGGTTAAGGGCCTGACGCTAAAGCTGGCGGACAAGGAATATGCCGACCGGCTCGTGAAGCGCTACGCGCTCGCGGAATACGTCAAGAGCGTCATCAACGCCACGATCATGGATAGCGAGGAGGAGTGGGAGCAAAAGTCTTTCAGCTTCCAATCGCTGCCTGACGTGGTGCGCATGTTCCTGCAAATTCTGTCGGGTGCGTCGGATATTCCGGTGACGCGGTTTCTTGGCGAGACGCCGAGCGGTCTTAACTCGACCGGCGAGAGCGATATTCGGAACTATTACGACCGGATCGCCGCAGAGCAGAAGATGCTGCTAAAGCCGGTGCAGGCTCCGGTCATCGACGCGATTATTCGGTCTTCGCTCGGCTCGCGGCCTGCAGATGTTTATTACCAGTTCGCGCCGCTCTGGCAGCTTTCCGAGAAAGAGAAATCCGAGAACAACGAGCGCAACGCGAATGCGGCGCAGTCCTACGTCAACTCCGGCCTGATCCCCGTCGATGCGCTTGCGAAGGGCGTGGCGAACAAGCTGGTCGAGGACGGGTTTTATCCGGGGCTGGATCAGGCGCTTGACGAGTCGAGCGAGCAGCCGGGCCAGCACAAGATCGAAACGCGCGAAGCGGAGGCAGAGCTTTCCGCGCTTGCTGCGGCCGGTGCTGCCAATGGAAACCAGAACAACCGCTTCCAGCAGGATGCCGAGCCTAGGACGCTCTACGTTCGCCGGAACGTACTCAACGGCGCTGAAATCCTGAAATGGGCGAAGGCGCAGGGGTTCGACCAGACGCTTGAGGCTTCGGACCTGCATGTTACCATTGCTTTCTCGCGGACGCCTGTGGACTGGATGGCGGTCGGCTCCGACGATTGGGGCGGCGAGGAAAACGGGCAGATGATCGTCAAGCCCGGTGGCGCGCGCATTGTCGAGCCGCTTGGGCCGAAAGGCGCTATCGTGCTGTTGTTTTCGTCTTCCCGTCTTTCATGGCGGCACGAGAACATCGTCCGCTCAGGCGCATCATGGGACTGGCCGGAGTATCAGCCGCACGTAACGATCACCTATCAGGGCAAGGGCATGGACCTGTCCGGCGTCGAGCCCTATCGCGGCAAGATCGTTCTCGGCCCCGAGATTTTCGAGGAAGTCGTCGAGGATTGGGAAAAGAAGATCAAAGAAAAGGCGGCCTAAATGCTTCCCGTCGAGCAGGAGCGCGCGCCCGATAAAATCCCGATCCTGCAACTTGCGAAGGCGTACAATCAGAAGCCGCGCAAGAAAGAGCTTGCGCCGATCATCCCTCCGGCAACGCTTGAGGGCGAGCTTTATCGCATCATCCTTGTCGTGGTCGGTTCGATTGCCGAGACCTATCGGGACATAGCGAAGGAATACGAACTCCCGCCTGCCATCACCGCTGACCGGACGCCTTCGCAGATGGCGGCGATTATGGATCGTCTATTCCGCAGGGCAGACGAGACGCTGATCTATCAGACCGAAAAGCTAGGCCGCTGGGTTACGCGCGTAGGCCAGTGGCACGGGCAGAAGACGATTTCGGCGGTGAAGTCTGCGGTCGGCGTCGATATTGAGCCGTTCATGCGGCTCTCGCAGATTGCGACCCCGCTCAACGAATCCATTCAGGCCAATGTATCGCTGATCCGAGGGTTGACCGCTCGCGCCCGCGCCCGCGCAGAAAACATAATCTGGCAGGGCTTTGTGCAGCGAAAGCCGCGAAGCTGGGTCGCCGCCGAATTGGCGAAGGCGCTCAAGATCACGAAGAAACATGCCGCGTTTATCGCGCGTGACCAGACCGAGAAGCTGAATGCGTCGTTGACGCAAATCCGAAACCAGCAACTCGGCATAGAGCGGTATCGCTGGATTACGCGCCGGGACGATAAGGTCCGCCCGCTTCACCGCCGCCGCCATGGCAAAGTGTTCTCGTGGGACCGACCGCCTTCGGATGGGCATCCGGGCCAGCCGATAAACTGTTTCCCCGGATCAACCGAACTCGACCTTACGAATGGATGTAACAAGCTCTGGCGGCGCTTCTATAGTGGCCCGCTTGTGTCCGTTGAAACGGGTAAGGGGGGATTTTTGGAGGCCACTCCGAATCATCCAATACTCACCACGCGCGGCTGGCTTCCGATTAATGGCGTTCAGGAGGGCGACTATCTCGTTAAGCGAATTGGCAATGGCGTGGTGGTCGGTAAATCTGACGTAAGCAACCGAGTATCCCGCTTCGATAATTTTTTCCATGCGGCCCAAGTCGCGCATGGCGTGAAATCGACCCCCGGCTCCGAATTTGACTTCCACGGCGACGGAGCCAAACACAATGTCGATCAGGTAAACGTCAACGGCGACTTGGCGTTTTGCGTCAGGGTGGTGTGCGGCAATGGCCGCGAAAAGCTCTGCCTCTCCGGGGCCGGTCATGATCCATTGTTCGCCGTTTTCAACGGCTTTCGAGCGATTAAGTTGCTGCTCTCTATGCTTGCCGCTTGGCGTGTTTCGGCAAGCCTCATGAGCTTTTGCGGCAAGCTCCTTTCGTTCTTCGGGCGTCATTTTCGACATGCGGACGTAGTTAGCACTGGAGCGTCCGCGAACGGGAACGCGACCGGCTACAAGAACGCGGCGTATGGCAGACCTCTCGACGCCATAGGAAAGCGCAAGCGCAAGTTCACTCTTTCCAGCTTGGTACTTGGAGCAAATCTCCTCTTGCGGAAGGTCCTGCCTATTCCAGACCGACTTATGCCTGTTCATGGCCGGGTTAAATTCAGGGCGGTAAGTGCGGATTGCATTGGAGAGATTGTTGCGAGAGCAGCCAAGGAAGGCCGTGGTTTCTTTGATGCTCATTCCGCCCGATATGAGTTTGATCGCGTGGTCAAGAAAACCGGGCGTGAATTTTCGGGCCATGTGTTCAATATCTCCAACGACGCGCAATGGTATTTGGCGAGCGGGTTTATAGTCCATAACTGCCGCTGTGTCGCCCAAGCTATTCTCGACTACGACGAGGACGATGATGGCTAAGGTAATCGGCGCGAATGTGCACCGTGCTCGGCTCGCGCGCATGCGGAACATCAAGACGAACTCTCAGCGTCGGCTCTATGCGGCCGGAGAGCTTGTGCGGAAGGAAGCGGCGGATAGCATCATCGCCGGTTCGGTCAGCGGCCCCGGCCATGTTCCTTCCGCTCCCGGCACTCCGCCGAACCGAGACACCGCCAATCTGGACAAATCGATTGACGTTCGCCCGGATAAGGGCGGGAACAAGGTTCTGGTAACGGCGCGCGCTGAATACGCGGCGGCGCAGGAATTCGGAACGTCGAAACTGCCGGAGCGGCCTTTCATGCGCCCGGCGCTGCGCAAGCATCGAAACGCTATCGTGCAAGGGCAGGTGCAGGCGGTGCAGGAAGTCGTCCGCGTGGTGAAGAACAAGCCTTATGCGAAATGAGCTATACCGGCTTCCGAAAGACTGGCAGGGCGATACTTGCGTAATCCTCGGCGGCGGCCCGTCTTTGCCGAAGGCGTTAATTCCGAAGCTGCGAGACCGGGTG